GAAAGGACACCCAATGAAATTTATGACCTTCCCCCAAGCCATGGAAATTGTCTCCCAATTCGGCTATGCTAATAAGTGCGAATCCTTATTGGTCGCCATTTCCGATATGGAAGACAATTGGGACAATTTATCGTTGGATGAAATTGCCGCCTATAACGTGATTATATCGGAATATGATATGATTGCGGAATTGGCTTAACCCAGTAAATCGGTCAAGTATTGGTTGCCAAACCTACCGAAACCTGTATAATTAGACCCATATTGTAAAAGAAAAGGAAAGAAAATGTCCCGATTGATAACCGAAACCGAAGCCTTGGAAATGTTTAATGAAATGCTGGACGATTGTGAGGGTCCGGTTGAACTCTGCGGAATGACCTATTCGGCATCCAACGTCCTGCGCGAAATTGATCCGGTAGCATACCGTTGCGGTTTTAATGATTATGTTGATTCCTTAACCGATGATGACATTTTCGTGGAAGGACTCACCGAGTCCGAGGATGATGGTCAACCGGATGAAGCCCAAGAATGGGAGTCCTTTGATCCTGATTGTTGACCAGTCCGGTCGAGTATTGGTTGCCAGACCATTCAAAATCTGGTATAATGGTTTTTTAAATTGAAAAGGTATATTATGACAGTTAAGACAGACACCCAGGTGGCCTTGGTCGCCGCCCGTACGGCTTTGGCTCTAGCTAAGGTCTCCGTTAAGGAATTGGTCGAAGCCGTGAAGGTCGAAAAGGAAAAGGCTCTACAGGCTAAGGTGACCGCTAAGGAAGCAAAGCGCCAGACCGCTATCCGCAAGGCTCAAGCCACACTGGCTCGGCTCCTTGATAAAAACAATCCAGTAGGTGTGAAGGCTCGCAAAGCCGCACGGAAACCTGGTCCTGTGATTGTGACAAAAGGTTGACCAGTCCGGTCGAGTATTGGTTGCCAGAACCCGCAGGTTCTGGTATAATCGATACCATATTCAAGAGCACCTCTCCCGGTGGTGTTTTTCAACATGGTATTGCAAATTGAAAGGAAAATTATGATTGAAGTGAAATTCATTAATGGTAAATACGTTGCCAACATCAACGGCAAGGTGGTGAAGCGTGCCAATAAATCCCACATGGACTATGTGATCCGTAAAGCCACCGGTGGTGCATCCTCGCTGGCACCGTTGGCTCTCAAGGAGTCCCGTTTCACCATCAACCAGCGGTTCGGTTTTGTCTCGGACATGGTTTCCATGTTGGTGAAAGGTGACCAGTCCTCGGTGGTAGTGTCTGGTCCTGGTGGCCTCGGCAAGTCCCACACCGTCACCAAGGCACTGAATGATGCCGGCATGCGTGATGTTACTCTCCTCGATGAATTCGAGGTAGGTGGTAAAATCAACACCTCAAAATCCTACCGCGTTATCAAGGGTTATTCTACACCTAAGGGCCTGTACCGTACACTGTATGAAAACAAGGACGGCGTGGTTGTGTTCGATGATTGCGACTCGGTGCTAAAAGATCCGGTCTCCCTGAACCTGCTTAAAGGTGCTCTCGATTCCTACTCTCGCCGTGTTATCTCATGGCGTGCGGATATGCGTGATGAGGAACTACCACAATCCTTTGAATTCAAGGGTCGCGTGGTGTTTATCTCCAATATCTCCTCTGATTCGATGGACCAAGCCATCATCACCCGTTCGATGGCGGTTGACCTGACAATGACAACCGAGCAAAAGGTCGAGCGTATGCGCCACCTGGTGTCCCTCCCAGAGTTTATGCCTGATTATTCAAAGACAGAAAAGTCCGAGGCTCTGGACCTGATTGACAACCTCCAAGATGAGGTGAAAGAACTTTCTCTCCGTACACTGATCCAGACTACCAAGATTCGTAAGTCTGCCGGTGCAAAGTGGAAAGACCTTGCAGAATATACCATCTGCGGTTAATAGGAGAAAATTATGGACATTCGTTGGACTTATATGATTAATTGGTTAAAGGACCGCACCCACGTTCTGCCGGTCATTCCAGTTAAACGCACTCACATATACAAAATAAAGGTGAAATAATGAGAACAAAATCCAATGAGATGGCATCGACCATTTCCCACTCTGAGGATTGCATCCTCGAGGTGCAACACCGGCTGGAAAAACAAAACAATCCACACAATGAAAACCTGCTGGCAGCCATCCAACAGGCGCTGGACATCCTTGCTGACGTTTATTATGACCTAAGGGAAGACAATGAGTAAATTTAAAAACCTGATAATCGATGTTGAATCCTGCATTACCAATGGCGATGCATTCGAGGACATTATTGCATTCGTGAGACACACCACTGGTTGTGATGAAAAGACAGCCACCGACCTGGTGTTCCAGGTGGAGGGTCAACTATGCACTGAGGAAGAACAGGACTATTGGATAACAGGAGAACCTATTCCGAATGAAAATGAATTGATGTTGTAAAGAAACAACAGTGAGTCACCAGGTGGTTGCCAGGTGGCTTTTTTTGAGTTATAATAGATGCATGGTTCGAACAGCACACTGGGGATGGACGTGGCGGCTGCCTGATGGATTAATCCAGTCTAATCCAGTGCATATTCCAGTATACCACTGCGGTGCTCTGAATGGTACTCTACCAGACCATCACCGGACACGCTGGAACGTGCTGTGGTCGTGCTGTGGTACCACTGTGGTACTCTGAGGCTCGCTGAGAATATTTCAGGGCTTGGCAGCCAGACACTAAGTCCCACTGGTACTTACACACCAACGACACACCGCGACACAGCCAGCGACATATGCAGTATAATGCATGTCGCATCCGTTACATATGCGCTATAATGCATACTGGTTTCCCAAACACATTCCAAAAAGATATCCACAACTTATCCACAGCTTTATCCACAGATTTTTTTGTTGTTTTTTCACAACAAACGCAAATATTCCATTGCCATTCCTACCAGTACCGCTATAATACTCTACATGATGAAACAAAACTTCTTCCCTACTCTCAATTCTGCTCTCGAATCTGAGGGACTGCTGGAATCTTGGGCACTTAATTTCCCTCCACTTTCTTATGATTCCACGTACTCTTACACTTTTGATGATGGTTCAAAGCATGGTCATTATGTCTCTGTTTATCGTGATTCTGGAGGTCGTTATGAACGTCCGGTTCACTATAAGCGGTAAGGTGAATACTTGACCGGAGAAATGGATTACTTTTCTCTTACTTGCCATTCTTCTCTGGAACCTGTATAATAGACTCTATTGATTGATAAGGAACTCTCTATGAAAATTACTACTGCTATCTCCATTCTCGAAAAAGAACGGAACTTTCTTGGTCTCGGTTTTCTTGAAGTCCTACAGGACATCCAGAAACATGGGAAAATGGTTTATTCTGAAAAGACTATGGTTGCATTCCATGTTTTTATGAACGAAGGTGCTAAACTCTTTGCTACGGTGGAGGAAGAATAATGTTTTTCAATATCTTTCGTTTTTATTCTCGGTCGAATACTTCCGCAGTATTCACTAACATACCTATTCATTTATTAAATGAGTTTCGCTCCGTATATCCAGGGAAATACAAGGTTCGGTATCGTGGACCTAGGGCACATCGGAAAAATGAATTTCCAAATAATCGTGCATCATATTGTCTGATGAAGGACGCAAAAACTTTCTCCGCTTATACCTATTGATGGAAGTATATAAAATGAACGAACTCGAAACACTTCAGGCACGTGCAAAGTCTATTTTAGAATCCCAAGCACATTGGAAAAGCTGCCAAGATGGCTCTTATGAAATGGCTCTCCATAATTTGGGCTATTCTGAAATATTAGAAAAAATTAAGGAATTATCAAATGAAAGATTATAAAGAATATTTTGATTATCTCGTTGCACTACGGGATTCCGGTGAAACCAATATGTGGGGTGCGGCTCCGTACATCCAACGGGAATTCGGTGTTACATACCAAGAAGCTAAGGAAATCCTGCTGGCATGGATCAAATCATTCGAGAAATGAATACTTCCAGTCCACTTGCCAAGCACCAAGAAATCTGGTATAATACACACACAAACAAACTTTAAAGGAAATATTATGGGCACTCGTTCACTCACTTTTGTTTACACCGACCACTATGGCTCTGAGACTGGTCCTGAACCAATCGTCAATATGTACCGTCAGTTTGATGGCTACCCCTCTGGTCATGGGCTTGAACTCTCCGAATTCTTAAATTCGTTTGAAGCCATTACCAATGGCATTCCCTTTGGTGATACACGGAAACTGGCAAACGGAATGGGATGCTTGGCTGCCCAACTCATTGCACATTTTAAACAGTCTGTCGGTGGCTTTTACATCTACCCTGTGACCTCCAAAGATTGAGGTCAAGATTATGAATACCATGTTTACTCTGACCGTATCACCGTTTATGGCTACGATAAAGAACACCTGTTCACTGGTCCATGGTCCGCTTTTACTGAATTTTGTACTGAAAAGGAGAATGCATAATGCCGTACGTAAACACCTATATTGAAGTTGATGATGTTCTTGATGAACTCTCTGATGATGAACTTATCGATGAATTGAAACGCCGTGGAAAAGATTACAATACACAGTTTGTCGATGGTGATGAAATGCGTATGGTTCTCCAAACTCTCTATGAAAAACGTAGGATTGGTAAGGATTATCAATCCGAACTGGACCAATTGATTTACGGAATTCTGGGTAAAATTGTATGAACGAACGACTTAAAAAATTGATGGGTCTAACCCTAGATGAGAAATTCTCTGGCACATGGTCAAGAATGGATATGCAAGACTTGGAAAAGTTTGCTGACGGATTTGCTGACTTGATTATTCGGGAATGTATGGATATTGCATGGCGGCATACGCCTGACACAGAAGAATGTGAATATTCTTGGTTAATTCACGATAAGATTAAACAATATTTCGGAGTTAAAGAATGATTGAAGATGATGAATTTGAAGATGGCACTTTTACAATTAAGTATGCCAATGTAATAAAGCAGAAAGATTTTCTACCGCTTACCCGCACACTTGCTATGGACCTGTCGGAGACTGGTTATATGCGACCAGGTGATTTTCTAAAGTCACTCACTGATGGTGATGTATCGGCTCTCCTTACGATTGCTGACAATGACGAAAACCCACGCCTTGAAGAAATTCTACTGATTGCTGAAATGTTGGCTACCGGTGAAGGCCTTGAACAATCAAAAAATGCCGATGAAATTACACTCCGAATGAATACATTCTGTGGTTTCCTTGCTATTGAAGGACTCAAGCGGAAAGGTATAGTGAAGGTTTACTATGATAATATGTCATTTGGTGAAGATTTTGGAAATAAAATTATTGTTGAAAAACTATGACACTCCCTATAGAACGAACAAATGCGGTGACTAGGACTCAAAAGTTCCTATATGACCTACTTGATCCAAAGAAAACTCCACGTGTACCACTCTCTGTTCGGAAAGATGCAAGGTCATTACTCCGTCACTACCCATCCGAATTTGAAATGAATATGATTGCAGACCGTGAAGATACTGAAGGTAATAATGGTATCTCATATAAAGTTTTTGGAAAAGGATACGAATAATGTATTGGGCTATTCTAGTAATTTCCACAATGACAACATCAGTTATTGCATATGTTGGACATTTTGAAAAAGAATCTGATTGTAACAAGGCTGTGATTGAATTGAAAACACAAAATTTGCCTTATTCAACTAAAATTGCATGTGTGCAGATGGAAGCTAAAAAGTGAACGAACGAATTAAACAACTTGCTCTACAGGCTGGATGGGATTTGTGGGAAGGTAGAGCACAAGCGGATATGACTGGCTGTGAGACCGAATTACAAAAGTTCGCCGAGTTGATTGTGGCAGAATGTTTGAAAATTGCTAAAAACAGAGAAGACGAGTTTGAAAGTGCCGGCTTCCTCGAAGAATCAAATGCAGTAGGCAATGTGGCATATCAAATTTCACGACAATTTGGAGTTGAACGATGAACGAACGAATTAAAGAACTTGCTGAACATGCAAACTACTTGGCGACAGAGAAAGAATTTCCATATGATGAGGATTGGTTTTATCTCTATAACAAAAAGTTCGCCGAGTTGATTGTTAGGGAATGTGCTAACATTGGTGAACGATATGCCGACGGCAACTACGAAGTTTATAATCAGATTTTAGCACATTTTGGAATTGAGGAATGAACGAACGAATTAAAGAATTGATGAACAAGGCTACAACTATTGAAGAACATGGTTGGGGTGCCAGTTATGAAAATTTTGATAGACTTAAGTTCGCCGAGTTGATTGTTAGGGAATGTGCTAAAATTTGTATTGAACAGAATGTATCTAATCTTGATTTGGATGTTATTCGTGAGTCTGGCAAATTTACTTTACAGGATCTTGCCACTAAATCGTGTGGTGAGAATTTGTCTAAACAGATTAAGAAACATTTCGGAGTTGAAGAATGAACATGCCCGTCATACCTGACCATGTATTCAAGATGTGGAATGATCCTAGATTTGAAATTCTAGCAGAGGTCGATAAACTATTGAATGGCAGCCGTATATGGGCCGGCCAGGATTGGACTTATAATCCAATTCATCCTGTCAAGTATATGCCCGTGGCTAATAAGATTCGCAAGGCATTGGATGAACTCCATAAAGAATATGGAATTGAAGAATGAGATTTTTTCTTGATACTGAATTCAATGGATTTGGTGGTAAACTTATATCGATGGCTTTGGTGCCAGAGAATGATACGTTTCCCGAATTCTATAAAGAACTGGAGATGAATGACCAGTTAGAACCATGGGTGCGTGATAATGTGGTGCCTCACCTTTTTCAGCCTCCATGCACACACCATGAATTCCAGCAAAGCCTTGCTAACTATTTGTGGAATAATAAAGAAGAAACAATCATTATTGCAGACTGGCCTGATGACATTCGATATTTTTGTGATTCACTCATTACAGGTCCAGGTATGATGTTGAGTCTAATGTTCAATATTAAATTTGAACTCGACTTTGGTATTGAATACGAATCATTGGTGCCACATAATGCACTTTTTGATGCTAGAGCGATTCGTGATTTCTATATGAAAAGAGAAAATAAATGAGCCTCGATGTTGATTTGATGATAGTGCAACCCACTTCCGTTTACTCCGACAATATTACACATAATCTAGGTAAAATGGCCGGAGAAGTTAAACTCTCAAATGGCCTGACCCTGTATGATGTGCTGTGGAGACCGGATGAGCACTCCTTGAAGTTTGCGAAAGATATATCCGAACTTCTGGATGAAGGATGGAATATTCTGCTATCAGACCCAAAACACTTTATGACATTCAATCCAGATAATGGATGGGGTTCATATGAGGGACTGGAGAAATTCGTATACAAGTATCGTAATGCATGTTGGGATAATCCTGATGCTGAACTGAGTATATCAAGATGAACAAAAAACCTAATCTGTACATGATGATTGGTGTACCAGGTTCTGGTAAGTCCACATGGATAAAAAACCAAGAGTTTTGGATGTCCGATTGTGTATACATTTCTACCGACAAATATGTTGAGGAATATGCGGAGAGTGTTGGTAAAACTTATACCGAAGTGTTTGAAGAATATATGCCAATTGCCGTTGCAAAAATGGCAGATGCAGTAAATGTCGCACGTGATGAAGGAAAGAACATTATCTGGGACCAAACATCTACTACAATCTCCACAAGGGCGAAGAAATTCCGAATGCTCCCGGAATATTATGCAATTGCAGTGGTTTTTCGGATCCCGGGGCCTGAAGAACTTCAAAAAAGACTTGCCAACAGACCAGGAAAAGTGATACCATCGGATGTACTTCAATCGATGATTGATGGTTGGCAAGAACCAACCGAAGATGAAGGCTTTAAAGAAATTTGGAAGGTACCATAATGTCAAAAAAACTTGAAATTGATTATGAAACGGCTGAGCGTATCACTTTGCTTAGACTCAAAGACCACCAAGCATACCTCAAAAAAGAATTGAAAGACTTTAAAAAAGGTGCATATTTGCACCCCGAAGATGTGTGTGACAACACGTTACTGATTGAGGCACTTAATAGAGTTATTAAATATTACGGAGGTTAATGATGGCTAAGTCTAAGAACATTATTTTAAATCACGAACAGATTGAAAAACTGTATGAGATTGCACAACACTTCAAAGACATTAAACAATTTGAAGTTGAAACTGACCATTCATCCGGTATTGGTACATCTGTTCGTGTGAAGTTTGACCTATTCGACAACAAAGACACAACTATTGATATCACTGATGTGAAGGACTGGTAATGAGACAAGAACTAGATAAAAAACTGTGTAAAGATTATCCAAAGATTTTTGCTAATCGTTTTGGTGACATGAAAGAAACTGCCATGTGTTGGGGTTTCGATTGTGGTGATGGTTGGTACCCACTTATCAATAGACTTTGCAGTGAGATTCAACATCACCTCAATAGAAATGCAAAGGAAGGAACTCCACAATTCGTTGCATCCCAAGTAAAAGAAAAGTATGGTTCTCTACGATTCTATGGTGATGGTGGTGATAACCGAATCAACGATTTTATTTGGTTTGCCGAATCTATGTCAACTATCATGTGTGAAACATGTGGTGCTCCAGGTAAACGCCGTGGTCATGGATGGATTTACACTGCATGTGATACACACGCCAAAGAACAAGATTTGATTGATAATACTGAGGTTAACGAAGATGAATGAAAATTTTAAAAGATTAGCCGAAGAAGCCGGCTTTTGTTTTTGGGAAGATGAGTCTTGGCGACCAGAAGGTCAAGTGATTGATTGGTCTTCCAATTATGAAGAAGAATTCAAAAAGTTTGGTGAATTGGTTGTACGGGAATGTGCCAATGAACTAATTAAATGGAAAGATGAACCTTTTCCATATGATCCAGGTTTTGGTGCAATTCTAATTAAATCACTTTTCGGAGTTAAATGATGGCGGCTCAAGGCTGGCGTAAGCGTCAAATTGAAAATGTAATTATAAAATCTGACATCAATCAACTGTTGCAACCTATGTTAGGTCGTATTGAATTGGTTGATGCATGGTGGAATTCCGAGAACAAAGCATTTGATGGAAAAACACCTGATGAGGTGTATCAAACTGGTGAGGACGGACGGAAACATGTTTACCAATACGTTCTTGGTTCTTCCGATGGGTACTGGTGAGTTGTTGTAAAAAAACAACAAAGGGCAATCTTTATGGTTGCCTTTTTTTTGGTTTCTGGTATAATAGAACCATACACAGCAACAAAGGAACTAAAATGCGTACAAAACAACTGATTTGGGGTCTGAACAATACTCAGAAATTCCGTGCTATTGTGAACGGTGTTGGCTTCATTATGAAAGTGAAAGACCTTGAAGATAAGTTTGTGTTTACTACACAAAGGGTTGCTGTATGGAATGCATTGGCAACCTGTGCAAGGGAAGATGTTAGTGGTTTTGGTACCACATACACTTACTATGATGATAAGATGGTGGCTACTAAGGTGGATATCCAGGTTAACCTTCTCTGAAGGATGGACATACCTACTTATGCAACAAACAAGAATGGAAAGAGGTGAATATGGATATAAACTGGTACATGATTGTTGTTTCTATGCAACATATCTACCAAAAAATGGTTGCCATGTGGCAAAAAATGTGATACAATAGAAACATCTTATTATGGAGAACTTTATGAATCGTAATGCAAAAGCATTCGTCCAAGCCGCTACTGAGATTTTTGGCGAGAATGCAATTTTGAGCCGTGACCAAATTCAACACGTTGTTGATGAACGTTCTGTTCCTTATCCCTTCTGGTTTGTTACCCGTCAAGAATTCCGTTCGAATCGTGGCCAATATCGTTTGCCTGATGCACCTGATACCGTGCGTCCTGTTGCAACCACAACTGTTGTTGAAGAAGCCTCAACTGTTGATATGGCACAAACTGCAACCGTTCATGTTCTCCGTCAAAAGAAACTTGAAGACCATGCAGACACTTCTATTCCCGAAAAATACCAAGGCTATGTTCCTTTTGGTTTCTACAAAGACCTGACTTCAATCGTGCTATCACAGGAATTCTTCCCTGTGTTTATTACTGGTATGTCAGGAAACGGTAAGACACTGATGGTTGAACAAGTGTGTGCTACACTCAAACGTGAATGCATCCGTGTGAATATCTCCGTTGAGACTGATGAATCTGACCTGATTGGTGGTCCAACACTGGTCGATGGTAACGTGGTGTACCGTGATGGTCCTGTTATGACTGCCATGAAACGTGGTGCAATCCTATTGATTGACGAAGTTGACCGTGGCTCCAACAAACTGATGTGTCTCCAAGGTATTCTGGAGGGCAAACCTTACTTCAACAAAAAGTCTGGCGAGTACATTTATCCAAAACGTGGCTTCAACGTTGTTGCCACCGCAAACACCAAGGGCCGTGGCTCCGAAGAAGGTCGCTACCTCTCACAAATTCTTGATGATGCGTTCCTTGAACGTTTCAATATTACCGTAGAACAGGAATATCCTGAAGCCAAAGTCGAACTCAAGATTCTGAAACCATTATTGAATGATGATGAGTTTGCGGAGAATCTTGTAAAGTGGGCTGATGTTATCCGTAAAACATTTGCCGAAGGTGGTGTTGATGAAATTATCTCTACTCGCCGTTTGGTACACATTTCAAAGACCTATGCAATCTTTAAAGATCGTCAAAAGGCAATTCAACTCTGTGTGAATCGTTTTGACCAAGAAACCAAGGATTCTTTCCTTGACCTGTATTCAAAGGTTGATGTTAAAGTTGCAGAGGCAAATGCCGGACCTGTACCAACATATTCACCTAATGATGAAGTACCATTCTAAACTGTGGTATTTTAACAACAGAGTGGTTGCCACCAGACTGCCACTCTGTTACACTTGAATCTGGTAAAACTCTTTTTAAAGGAAATATATTATGCGTACTACTACTAAAATTAATCGTCACGAAAAAATTGCTTGCGTTATGCTCTCTGGCAAGCCTGTCTCCCCCGCAGAGATTGAGTCCTGTTTCAAAGGCAGTGACCAAGAAGGTGTTCTCTATCGTTTGTCGACCAACATTTACAACATCCGCAAAGATGGTGGAATTGTCCGTGTTTACAAAGATGGTCGTAAAGTGACTGGATATCAATTGGTTAACTTTCAAGAGTTTTCTCCCGAAGGTCGCTATATTGGTCGTGTACAACCCGTGCAACCTGTTGCACCTGTTGTACCAGTTAAACGTCAGAAGCAAAAAGCTACTGAAACCAACGATATTGCATCAACTGAAACAGTTTAATGGCATTGGTGAAACCACCATCACATTTTAGGCAGGCTCCACATGATGGAGCCTCGCCTTTTGACGATTTCAACTTCACATATAAAGATGTTGTAATCGGTGGTAAAATGGTGCAAGGTACGATCCGTGTGGCTGAACATAAGGTGCTCTCATATGGAACGGAAGAAGAATTTCGACAATTTTTGAAAACATCGATGGCACATCAAATGGCTGAATACATGATTTCAAATGGTCTTGTTGAATTTACACAACTGCGAGATAATATAACTCGTGATATCCTTGTGAGGTCCCGTTGTTACCTTGCACCAAGCGATCAAGTTAAAATATTGAGGATGCATTATGCTGGTACTTAAAGAAATTGATAAAGAACATGTACTGCAAGTAAAGAAGGTTTTGTTTGAAAACATTAACTTTTTGCTGAATGGACTTCCAGAAACTCTTAGAGATTTCTTGAAGAATAATGCCATTCTTAGTGGTGGTGCCATTCCTTCACTCATGCATGATGAAACACCTAAAGACTATGATTTGTATTTACGGCATTCACACGACATAGCTTTTTTCAGACGATATGTAAATTCGGATTTGGATAAAAATTTGATTCAAGATGCTGATGAAAAATATGTTGATGTGCAGATTGAAGGCAAATTGGTGACTGCAAATGCCACCACATTTAAAAATTCAATACAAGTGATTACACTTGCTAATGCTGATTCACGTAGCACATTTGATTTTGTACATTGTATGCCTTGGTATGGAATATCAGACAACAAATTACATATATCTCAAAAACAATACAATGCAATTCTTAACAAACATTTGATTAAGAATGAGCATCCAAATGCGTATGCACTATCAAAAAAACGTGTTGAAAAATACACAGCCAGAGGATGGAGTTTTCCCAAATGAAACTTAAATGTGGACCAAAGGACTATTCAGGTAAAATGCAATGGCACAATTGGTTCGCATGGTTTCCTGTCACTGTGGCAAACAATGATTGTCGATGGCTGGAAACTGTTGACAGACGCGGTAACATAGAGTATACTCCAGATGGTCGACAATACTGGAATTTTGAATACAAAGCGAGGACAATTTAACATGGAACTCTTTCACTTTTATCTTGATGCATGGAAATTTTGCAAAGACAATCATATTGATTCGAGCAATATTAAACGTCAAGATTGGGCAACATGGGCAGTAGAATTCAATGAGTCGGAAGTTTAGAACTCTTAAAAGAAAGTCTTCTGTTTCGAAAAGAATCGATAGCTGGCTTGCCTCGCTTTCAAGAAGTGTCGGTAAATCTGGTGGAAAATCAAGAAAACAAAACCAAAAAAATGAAATTATATGGGCAGGTCAAATGACTAAGAAAAAACGTCTACAATGGTGGAGAAACGAAGGCATACAAATGAATGAAGAAAAAGCGAATGATATTTTCCTAGGTGCAAACGATATTGCAGACCTGTTTTTGACAAAGATTTTGCAGGAACGTTTTGAACGTGGTCTTGAAACCTTTCAAAAGCGTTTGAGCATGTATGCGTCAAAGAAAGAATGGATGGATTATATTGACACCATTCAAGACATCCGCCGTTTTCAATTTGAAAATGGCAATGGCTATTTCTTTGATGATGAATCACTGTCATACCTGTATTTCAACATTCACTCAACACACGTATCTGTTGAATTGGTTGGTGATGATGAATTCGTCAGAGACTATGAAACACGATTCGAAAAAGATTTTGAGTTCGTAACAAACCAAATTGAATGGATTTATTCCGCTGATGGTTCTTCTATTGAAATTCCACTCCGTCATGACCGTATGCCCGTTGAAGAAATGTATCCGTTTCTTGAAGGTCAAACACTCGCCGAATTTTATAACGGCTTCATGCACTCATCTGCATCTATTCTGTTGTTGATTGGTCCACCTGGAACAGGAAAGACCACATTCATTCGTGGGCTACTACAACACTCTGAAGCATCCGCGATTGTATCTTATGATTCAAATGTTCTGGAGAAAGATTATGTTTTTGCCAACTTCATTGAAGGTGAAAAGAATGTCTTGGTTCTAGAAGATGCTGATATGTTCCTAAAAGCACGTTCTGAAGGTAACACAATGATGCACAAATTTCTAAACGTTGGTGATGGTCTTGTGACTACACGTAACAAGAAGCTAATCTTCTCCACAAACCTCCCATCCATTCGTGATATTGATTCTGCACTTATCCGTCCTGGTCGTTGCTATGACATTCTACACTTTGATGAATTAAACCAAGAACAGGCTCAAAAGTTGGCATCAAAAGTTGGAACAAAATTGAACCTTGAACGTACTTCATGGTCAATCGCCGATGTGTTCTTTGAACAGAATACAAATATGAAAAAACCAATTCAAAACAAAATGGGGTTTGTATGATATATGAAATTTCTGACCACTATCAACAATATCAATACTTTTTAGAAGTGAATGATATACGTGAACTCAAACATGTGAAAATCATGACCAAATACCAAGGCGCTAAGTTTCCTGATGCCATACAGTCTAGGGTTGAGTTTTTCCTCAATCAAGATGAATGGAAGCGACTGGTCGAAGCCGTAACCAGCACCAAGTGACCTAGGCGCTCCTAGAGCGTTCCAGACTGTTGTTTTTTTGCAACAAACGTGAAATAATGCTTGCCATTTTACTGTGGTTGTGTTATAATATATTATGAATGCAAACTATTTTCGTATGTTAATCTCGGATGAGATTCGTGAAACACTTATGTGGTCCGGTCTCGCTGAGAATTTCCGTGATATTCGAACCAAAGAAGTTGATTCTAAGGGTAAAACCTTCTATCGACTGAAAATGATTGATGGTGAGATTTTGGTGTATTCACCAAAAGTTATTTACATCAATGGCCACAAAACTCATTCAGTGAATGAGGCTAAACGTCATCTACAGTACAATTACATTGAAAAACTTTAGACTTGGTATTCTATGGAATCCATGTTGCACCGCAACAAAATATCCTATATAATCTAAGTAGTAATGCTAATATGATTACTGCTTTTATTAACCCTCGCTAAATTTAGGAGAAAAAAATGTTCGCAACAGACAAATTCATCGATACCGTTCAAGGTTCCAAAAAGTATTTCGTGTCCACATTTATTACGGATGAAAACATTCGCAAACCACTTAACGCATTTGTTGATGCACAAACTGCATTCACGAAACAGATCGTAAAATCCTTCACTGATATTTCGACTCGCGTTACAGAGGAAGCAACAAACGCTGTGCAAAAAGCGGCCAAGGTAGTTTAATATGATGAAGGTGTTCAAAAAACTATTTGTGAGTACATATAGTTCCGAATTAGAACAATTTATTTTATCTAGACATCCAAAAAACATTGGTGACATTGAACGATTGACTATCGAATACAGTAGAAAATCCAAACAGTGGAACTAATTGCTAAATAATATATCTTAGAAAATTTTGGTTTTTTATTATGGACAATTTTGAGTTATTCCTAGATCAGGTAAAGATATATCAAGAAATCGAAAAACACCGAAAGAGAAGGATTTATGCCTTGACTTTTGGTGTTTTTTGTTTTATGATGTTGGTTGGGTTTTATTTTTTTTATTAAGAGGTTATTATGACTACATTCGTTGAAGTTAATTCCGTTGCACCTAAAAACTGCAAACTCATTGTCAATCTAGACAATGTAATTGAGATTGCACCATTGGTTTCGGGTGGCTGTGTTCTCTATTTTGCCGCACAAGAAGCCGGCGGTCCACGCACCATGACAGTATCAGATAGCTATACTGCATTCATGCAATTCGCAATGCAAACAGTTTCGGCTGATGATATTGCAAAACGCTTTCCAAAAGTCAAGAAAGATATGCCAACAATCAAGGCACAAGAAGACGGTAAAGGTGTTGAATTTAATTAATTCATGTATCATACACTAGAAAACATTTTTGGTTGGATTAAAAATGATTATCGTTCTAATCGTTTTCGTTTTTTTGTTGAGTTGCTTGCTTGGGGGATTAGTATTGGTTGTGCAATCACCATGGCTGTTACAGTCCCCAATCCACCTCTATTGGCGTTGTATCCTATCTGGATTATTGGTTGCTCCTTGTATGCTTGGGCTAGTTATACTCGGAAATCTTTTGGGATGCTGGCTAACTACCTGCTCTTGGTGACAATTGATTCGGTTGGTTTGATTAGAATGGTATTATGAGAATTAAAATCTTCATTGTAACGTGGCAGGATCCAGTAGCACTGGAAGTAAACCTTCATACGTTATTTGAAGGTTTTAATCCTATACCAGAAGGTGTTGACATTCACGTTAACGTCATCAACAATCATACAAATTTCACAATCGATCCACGGTTTGCACCACATGTAAATGTGATACACAATCGTGGAACTCCAGACTTTGCAACCGCAATGCTTGCACGTATGTGGAACATGGCAATCATTCACGGTTTCAAAAATCTAAATGAGCCTGATGCAGATATTGTTGTCACTGTCCAAGATGATACAGTATGGAATTATGATTGGATTCCACAACTACTCAAAGTGATGAAAGACTTTGACTTCTATGCTGATGATGCTGGTGATATGGTGTGTGCATATACACCAAACGCAGTAAAGAAGATTGGCATGTGGGATGAACGCTTTCACTATGGATTTGGTGAAGGTGATTATTTCCTTCGAGCAATCAAATATTTACCAGAAAAATCTTCAATCAATGATTTTGCACATGGTCGTGTATGGAAACCAACACAACATCTCGCTAAACGTCCAGAACCACATTCTGAACGGTATGAGGAACAATCCCGTTCACACAAATACAGAGAACTTTCGTGGGCTAATTTCCTATACAAATGGAAATTTACCGAAATGGAGGGCAGATGGCCTGAAAATATTCAAGAAATGGTATTGACAACACCTATTGTTTCTGCTACAATACTATATCCCTATTTTGAAATGGACATTGAAAACCTTAAAGAAAAAGGTTATGTCGTACCGTGAAAGAACTTGAAAATGAATATATTTTATCTCGACAAAGATCCAAAAATTTGTGCTGAAATGCATATTTCTAAACACGTTGTCAAAATGATTATTGAGTATGCACAACTCATGTCAACTGCACACCGTGTTATTGATGGCTATGAAGAAATTGAAAAGCGTTATGTACACGGTTCCTTGCCTGCACGTTATCGTAACACAAAAGTGTGGCGTCTAACTGATGCACGTGATGCTACGCTATACAAAGCAACACACATGAACCATCCGTCTGCTATTTGGTGCCGTGCATCTGAAGCAAACTATGTATGGCTGTACAAAATGTGGGTTCACCTGCTTGAAGAATACACATATCGTTATGGTAAAATTCATGCATGTTCTAAATTGTTGGAACCTCTAAAAGTTGCACCAAAAAATATCACACAAAAACCTTTTACTGCACCAACACCAGCGATGCCTGATGATGTGAAAGTTCCCGGTAATGAACTTGCATCTTACCACAATTACTACAACAAAAACAAACGTAGCTTTGCATCATGGCAAGGCAAAATCAACTCACGTTCAACTCCTTCTTGGTATACAATATGAATGATGAACCTGAATATGATGTGGTGATTGATGTGTTACAGAAACACCATGATAAACTATGGCAAATGACAAAACGAAATATGAATTCTGAATTTCTTGGCATGGGTATCATGGATGATATCCGTCTAAGCCAAATGGATGAATTGAAAGAAGCAATTAAACTTTGGATAGCAAATAAAAAATGAGCAATTTACATAAACACGCTTTGATGGAATTTAAAGCCGCCAAATGGCTTGATGACAATGGTAATTATATTGATGATATGCAGGAAGCTATTTGCACTCATGTATTAAAGTTGCTTGAGGTCTTTTCAGCCGAAGAACACTCAGGCTCATCCGCACCATACGCCGTCGACCTGTTCAAGAAACTAGCCATGTTTGAACCTGTTGCACCGTTAACTGGTGAAGATTGGGAATGGGTGGAAGTAGGTGATGGTATATTTCAAAACAAACGTTGCTCACATGTATTCAAACAAGCCGATAGATTTGATGGCCAAGCATATGACATTGATGGTATCATCTTCTATGATTGGTACACTGATGAAGATGGTAATAAAAGTAAATCGTACTTTACAGGTAGAGATAGTTGTGTTCCAATAACTTTTCCATACATACCAACCAAAGAATATAAAGAGAGAGTTGAATGAAGCGTAATACGCAAACAGTAATGGCCGTACTCCAAGAAGAATGTGCGGAAGTGATTCAAGCGGTATCCAAAATAAATCGTTTTGGAATGCATGGTGAATGGCAAGGCGTCACAAATAAACAGGCACTTGTTACAGAGATTGGTGATGTGTTAGCAATTATCAAGGTTTTAATGAAAGAAACTGATATAAATATTACTGAGAATGATTTAGAAAAGGCTGTTGAAGCCAAATTGAAAAAATTAGAAATATTTTTACCATATGAAAGTTAAACTATGAGATTGGACTCATTATTTCCTTCTGTTGTTGGTGTCGAACAACATAAAAATTGGTCCGATGCACTATTACCTGTTGTTAAAGATTATTTTGAGAATGCTACGAACACAAACGATTCATTTTATCACAATGGTCGAACTACACATGGAACGGGAATCGATATAAGAAATGATCCAAAATATTTGGGTTTTGGTGATTTCATTATCAATAAAGGACATGAGTTTCTTGAAAAACAGGGTTTCGAACCACACTCTGTTAAGTTTAATCCTTATTTCTTTTTAAATTCTTTTAAAGAGGGAAGTAGCCATCCAAGGCATGTACATTCACAGTGTACCATCTCAGGTATTTTCTACCTACAAACACCACCAGGTTCATCAAAGATTAAGTTCACACCAAACCAACCATTTAGAGATTTTTATGATTATTTCTTTCATGTAAAAGATCCAACAAATTGGTATGCAATGTCACAATATGAATATGAACCTTGTCCGGGTCTTCTATTGATGTGGCCAGCATGGCTCTATCACGAAGTTATGCCTAATCAATCAACCGATCCACGAATCTCTATTGTATTTAATTTATAAAATGCCAACATACGTATTCATAAACAAAGAAACACAAGAACTTGAAGAACATGTACTCAGACTGTCTGTGTATGATGAATTCAAGGAACAGAATCCTCACCTAGAGAGATATCATTCTCCTGAAAATCTGCCAATCATGTCCGATGGTGTTCGACTGAGTACCCCTGGAACAGGTAAAGCAGACTCTACATTCGAGAAATATGTCATCAATAGGATTAAGGAAAGTGTCCCCGGAAATACTTTGGGAAAATCACATAAAACAAAGATGCCGAGGGAATGGTAACCACGTAAAACAAAGGGGTATTAATGGCTAGTAGAAAATCTCCAGTTCAAAGAAGAAATGAAGTTATCGGTGCAGATGAATATACACATCAGCCCGCAACGACAAACGCACTAAAAATCAAACTAGACCATCTAAAAACGTTTGAGCCATTAACAGATAATCAAAGATTATTCTTTGATGCATACAAAAGAGGAGACTATTTCTTAACACTCCACGGTGTAGCAGGTACAGGTAAAACTTTTTGTGCATTGTATAAAGCACTCGAAGAAGTTCTAGATAAAAACAATCCATTTAAGAAAATTATTATTGTTCGCTCTGCGGTACAATCCAGGGAAATTGGACATTTACCCGGTGATGTTACGGAGAAAATGGAGATTTATCAACAACCATACGTTCAAATTGCAGACACACTTTTTGGAAGAAAAGATGCATATCAAAGGTTGGCTGAGCAAGGTTTTGTAGAATTTATTTCCACATCATTTATTCGTGGTATGTCATTTGATGATGCAATCATTATTGTGGATGAAATGCAAAATATGACATTCGAGGAAATTGATACTGTAATGACACGTGTTGGTTATCGTTCAAAGATTATCTGGTGTGGTGATTACCGTCAAACAGACCTCAACAAGAAAAAGAATGATGTGTCGGGTATTCTTAAATTCTTTGATGTTGCATATCACATGAATGCATTTACGAAGATTGAATTTACTGTTGATGACATTGTGCGTAGTTCGCTTGTTAAAGACTATATCATAGCCAAACTAAAATATGAGGACGCGGAATGAGTACAGAATATGACAAGCTAAAACACAGCAGACGTATTCATGCCGATGAAACTGCTATCAAGAAACAAATGAAGATTGCAAAATCTCACGGCATTGAAATAAAAGAACCACACAAGTTGGCCAAACATCACGTACTGGATTGCGGTCGACCTGGTTGTATCATGTGTGGTAATCCACGAAAAATATGGAAAGAAGAAACAATTCAAGAGAAACGTTTCAAACAAATTGAGATTGAATTAGAATAATATGTTTACACATTGCTCACCAATGGTTCTTCCGGACCTAAAATCGGAAACACATACTGACGGTAAACGTTACTACACATCACCAAGCGGTAAACGTTTGCCTTCTGTGACAACTGTTGTTGGTGCAATGAAGAAACAAGCAATTATGGAATGGAGAAATCGTGTTGGCGAAGTTGAAGCCAACCGAATCTCCAAACTTGCAACGGGCCGTGGTAATCGTGTGCATGACCTTGCAGAACGATATCTGAAGAATGAGGAGATTGTATGGGTGCGGGAAATGCCCGATTCGGTAGAAATGTTCCGTACATTGATTCCACACCTCCATAGAATAAATAATATACATTATATTGAACAGGCACTTTGGTCTGAACGAATCGGTTTAGCTGGTCGTGTTGACCTCATTGCTGAGTGGGATGGTGTTTTATCTGTAATCGACTTTAAAACATCGAAGAAGATTAAGAAAAAGGAAGACATTCAAGACTATTTTGCACAATGCACAGCATATGCTGGTATGTACGAAGAACATGTTTCTGTACCGGTTGACCAAATTGTGATTGTTATGGCAGTTGAGAATGAAGAACCTCTGATTTTCATAGAGAAAACTGGAGATCATATAAATACCTTGTTGGAACACATAGAGTTCTATTTAAATAAAAAATGAGGATAAATTAAATGGCTACGACATTTACCTGGTCAATTGACCGTATAAGCACATTTCAAGAACCACAACCAAATTATGTGGCCGAAGTCTGCTGGACATTAATGGGTGTTGATGACACTACTCCAGTTCTCGCTGATGCCATCGGTATTGGTGAAAATTATATGGCAACTGTGGGTGATAGAACCACACTTGTATTCACCGAATCAACATTTATTCCTTATGCTGAATTGACAGAAGAAACACTTATTGGTTGGTTACAAAACACATTAGGTGTCTCGGGTGTCAATAGTGCAAAAGCAAAAGTACAAGCATATATTGATAGGATGATTAATCCACCAACAGTAGTTCCAAAAGATACTCCACTTCCTTGGGTACAAGGATAAAAAATGACATTAGCCGCTTCTGGAGAAATGAGTATCGGTGGATCAACATCCACACGTTCAATTAACCTTGAATTGGGTCGAGCCGCTGGTGCAACAAGTAGTTTAAATGAAACTGCACTAAGAACTCTTGCTGGTGTTGCTTCTGGTGCTATTAGTATTTCCAACTTTTTTGGCAAGGCTAACTTTACTGTGGCTTATTCTGCTGGTTTTACAAATTCTTATATTTTGGATTACCTGTACTATTTTGGCGAGCCTGCCTCTGTGGGTATACGTTGGAACGCCGATGCAACAATAAGTTTTTTCTTTTATTCATCTGGTTACAACGCCTCGGGTGAAACTTGGGGAAGTCCAACTACGTCTGGTATAGGTTCAAACTATTGGATTCGGTTTACCAGAACAGCCACAAACAGCTTTTACACACCTACCGCGGCAGCCAGTTCCACCGCATCTACTGGATGGATGCTGTTGAGTACCGCTAGGGAAATATATATCTCCAGAACCCCCGGACAAAACGTTTTCAGCGCAACTTATACAATAGAGATATCATCCGATTCCGGAGGAGCAACTATATTGTCTACTCGCACAGGAGTAATGATAGAGATGGTCGACAGCAATTTCTAATATTACCAAAATATCACTTGACAACTGAATAAAAACCTGCTATAATAGTAGTTATGGTTGTATGAAGCAACTAGAAAAGTGTTCTGGACGGGGGTGCAAATCCCCCCACCTCCACCAAAGTAATATTTTCTGTAGTAGACCCAGAAAGCAGATGCCGATACTATGGTTAGTGTTACTTTGATGGGGGTGTACTCAGTATTCGACAGAGCAACAAGTACAGAAGTGGACAACTCATCAGAGAAGATGTAAAAACTAAAACCAAGTAAACGCAAACGACTCACAGTTCGCATTGGCAGCCTAAACGCTGACTAGGGTTTCGGTAGGTTTCCTCGTAACAGAATAACCTACCATTTTAGTAAACACACACTCACACACAAGGAGAAATCTTATGAGTAAAACACCTTTTGAAATCCGTTTAAGTCTTTTAGACATGGCAAAGGACTTGGTAACACAAGACTTTCACATTAAAAAAGAAATGCTAATGGAACAATGGCATCGTAGTTCTGAAGTTGATAAATCGCTTCCCGTACCAGTATTGGTAGCGTATCCTACTGAAAAAGAAATTATTGCCAAAGCAAAATTACTTAATGCTTTCGTTTCTAACGAATAATCATTAAAAGGGTTTCGGTAGGTTTCCTCGTAACAGAATAACCTACCACTATGTTCAACAAATAGGAGTTTAAATGAAGAAAGCAATTATTGCATCCCTACTAACCATCGGCACCGCCGCTTTTGCCGGTGACGTAACCGTTTCTGCTGTACGTGATTATAACGTAGAACACAATGGTTTTCGGGTTGGTACAACCTTAAAGGGAATCACGTTAAGTGCAACTCACATTGACGAAGGTTATAATCGTTATGCAGTCGGTAAAGATTTTGCTTTAACTAAAGTAGGACCTGTTGCATTGTCTGCTGGTGGATCAGTTTCATTCCAAGACACATTTAATGGTGCTGGTGGTTATGGCTTAACCGTTGGTGCAACGGCTACTATGCCTGTCACCAAAACTATTGACGTTGTAGCAAGCGTAGAACGCAGTGCTGGTCAAGAACGTATTTCCAAATTCAACGGAAATACTGGTGCTATCGGACTTAAAGTAAAGTTCTGATAAACTAAAAGTTTTTTGGTGGTTCTTCAAAAACCACCACAATCACAGGAAATAAAAATGCAAAGTAAACCAATACTTTTAAGCATACTATTTTCCGCAATTATTTTAGCACTGTCGATGGTAAATATAAACTTATATAATTTACCATTCAAGGCTAGTTACGATTCTCTAGATAAAGAGACACAAAGACAAGTAACATGCCTAGCAGATAATATTTATTTTGAAGCCGCGCATGAGCCACTTGATGGCAAGAAAGCTGTTGCTTTCGTTACAATTAATCGACTTCAAACTGGAAATTATGCAAAAGATATTTGCGGAGTAGTGTATCAAAAAACTGGTAACACATGTCAATTCTCATGGTTTTGTGACAAAAAGATTACCGATAAACAGTTGACAATACGTGACACTTCGTTGTATAATGAAATTCGACAGTTAGCAATCAATATGGTTATCAACTTTGAACAACAAAAAGATGTTACAGGTGGAGCAACCTATTACCATGCAGACTATGTTAATCCTCAATGGAATTTAAAAAAGGTAGACCAAATTGGAAGACACATCTTTTACAGAAGCAACAAAGACGAAATCAATCGAAACAAAGGAATCATCTAAAATGAATAAAGAAACTATTACGGTTATCATTTGTATCACACTTACAATGTGTGCAACTATCGCCGCTTTTACAATTTATAATATTAATGACCGTAACAACATGTCTAAGAATATTGAATCGGCTATTCAAAAAGGTATCGATCCAATCTCGGTCAAGTGTGCATATGAAACTAACGCTAATGCTGTTTGTATTGCATATTCGATGGGTAAAAAGTAATGGCTACGAAAGATGAACAAAGAAAGTTCTCTGCTATTATTGAAGAAATTGTAAAGACCAAAAGAATTGGTTATATGGATGCCGTACTTCTTCATTGTGAAGATACTGGTTTTGAAGTTGAACTTGCGGCAACTCTCCTTACAACACCAATCAAGTCTAAGATTAATGATGAAGCACAGGCTGGTAATATGATTAAGAAAGTGAATAAGTTACCAATATGACCGAAGCCGGTGGTTATGATGCCTTTGCGTTGTTTCATGGATTAAAACTCCATTTTACAACAAATTATGATTATGTGAAATACAATGGTAAAATCTCCATTGGTAAAGACTCATTCATGCTACGGAAAGATAAGTTTCATTTCTATAAACTTTCTCGTAAATACAAGAAAGATGAATTGTTCGGTTTCTATATTGCCAATCTACTACACAATCCAAAATGTTGGGCTGGTGATTTACTGTTGGAAGATGCCGAATCGGAGTACAAAGTTTGGCTCAAAACTCAACAATCCCTCTCATACATTTTTGAGCAGGACTTATCTACCGCATTAGATTCGGTAGACAATCCAGAAGAATTGCTAAAGGTGGTTGACAGGCAGTATCCGATGTTATATAATCTATACTTACATGATAAAGTGAAAAAGGAAACAATACTCATTCTCAATGACTTTATGAATTTTATGCCTATGTGGAAAAAGAAAGTTGAAGATGATATATTGTTTCCTGACTTCACCAAAAGTTGTGAAAAGTACAAGCCATTCTTTTTATATGATGAACAAAAAATGAAAAAGATTCTGAAGGATAAAATATGCCAATTAGCATGATTTATGTTGATATGGACGGGGTGATTGCCGATTTCTCAAAACGTTACAAAGAAAAGTTCCGTGTGACACCCGAAGAAACACGGAACAATAAAGAATTTAATGGTTACTTTGCAAAGTTTATTGATGGTGGAGAATTCAGTACACTTGACCTCATGCACGATGCAAAAGAACTGTTGCACTTTTTACAAGAGTTGGATGTACCTAAAGAAATTCTATCGTCAACTGCACGACCAGAAAATCATGGAATGATTGCACCACAAAAACAAATGTGGCTAATCAAACACAACATTCTCTATAAAGCAAACTTTGTTCCAGGTAAATCCCTGAAATACAAGTATGCTACACCAAATTCCATAATCATTGATGACACCAAATCTGTTATCGATGATTGGAACAAAGCCGGTGGTATTGGTATTCTTCATACAGATGCCGAATCAACTATCGCAACTCTGAAAATGTTTATTTGAATCACCTATATACTTCATACATTATGAATTATGTGGATAATTCGCAACACATTTAATACAACGTTTATACAAGGAAAATACCATGTCAGCATTCGAAAATCTAAGACGCTCTAGCAACCTAGACAAACTCTCAAAGGCTATTGAAAAACTCAATACAGCCGAATCTCCCACCAAAGAAGATAATTTCTGGAAACCCGAAGTCGATAAGGCTGGTAACGGTTATGCAGTTATTCGTTTTCTTCCACAACCCTCGGTTGATGGTGATGATGCACTACCTTGGGCAAAAGTTTTTAATCATGGCTTCCAGGGACCTGGTGGCTGGTACATTGAAAACTCACTCACTACTCTTGGCCAAAAAGATCCAGTTTCTGAATACAACTCTCAGTTGTGGAACTCTGGCATCGAAGCAAACAAAGAAGTAGCACGTAAACAAAAGCGCCGTCTTTCTTATATCGCCAACATTTATGTTGTTGAAGATCCTAAGAATACCCAAAACGAAGGTAAAGTCTTCCTTTACAAGTTCGGTAAGAAAATCTTTGATAAAATCACCGAAGCAATGAATCCCGCTTTCGAAGATGAAAAAGCAGTTAATCCATTTGACCTGTGGGTAGGTGCTAACTTCAAGTTGAAGATTCGTAAAGTTGAAGGTTATCAGAATTATGACAAATCTGAATTTGAATCTCCATCACCTCTATTGAGTGATGATGAGGAACTAGAAGCAATCTGGAAGAAAGAATACTCTCTTAAAGAGTTCCTTGCGCCAGAAAACTTCAAGTCTTATGATGAATTGAAGGCCCGCCTTGATAAGGTTCTTGGGCTTGATGGTTCACCAGTGGTTGCAAAGACCACGGTTGAACAAGCTAAAGCAATGCCACGTAAACCTGCTCCAGTAGCAGAAGATGCTGGTATGGCTGATGATGATGACCTTGCATACTTCAGCAAACTAGCCGAAGACTGATAAAAAGGACCGAAAGGTCCTTTTTTTATATCCGCGCCTTTGATCTATTTAAAACAAAATCGAGAATTGCTGTATCATCACGTGTTGTTGCGGTAGATGTAACAGTTTGGTCTGGTGCAGAAGTTGATGAATTATTCACTGATAAAGAAGATGATGAAGAAGTATCAGAAGTAACAGTATCCTGTAAGTTTAAATCATTATTCTCTTGTATCTTACCAACGACAGTAGATGAGGGTGGTGTGGAAAGTACAGGCGTGGTTGTTGAAGGAACAGGAGTGGCGGCAGGAACAGGTGATGAGTCATTATTCGATACAGGTGTAGCCGCAGGCACAGGCGGTGTGGCCACATTTGGTACTTGTGTTGACTTTTTTGTTCCATCAATATTATAATCTTTGCCATACAAAGTGTCCCATTGAATTTGTTGATATCCTCTTTTCTGTGGTCTCGGAACAACTTTTTCTAACATCACTTTCTTTTCAGGTACAGCAAGACCGGCTTCTTTAACAGTCTGTTCAAGTCTATCTTTTCCACCAAGTTTATTAAGTTCTATTTCAGTTATTTTACCTGTTCCGTAATCTTCTAATGCTTGTTTTGCTATTCCTGGTCTATTCTTGATAATGTCAGCAAGTTTATCATATCCACCTTCTTTTTCAATATCACCTTGAGTTCCATTAAGCAACACATTTTGTGCTTCTTGTGGTGTGGGAATATTAAGATTGGGCATTGCTTCGGCTAATTTTTTCAAGCCATAAGTTGCAACTAGAATTGCACCTATAGTAAGAGTGAGTGGATTAGTTAAAAATGGTAGTATTCTTGCTAAAAATGCACCCTTCGAAAACAAATCTGCAACTTCATCAAATAAACTTTTATCTTTTTCAGATTCTTTTTTTACCATTGTTGTTGTTGCACCAACAGAAGTAAAATCTTTTAATACTTTCAAAAACTTTTCATGTCTGCGTTGTTCTTCTGACTGGCGTTCTTCTTCAAATGACATGCTGATTTGTTTTCTTTTAAGATCGTCTTCACGATTCTTTTGCATGAATGAGAGCATCTTATTGAGAACTTCAATTGCGGAACCACCAAAACCTTCTGATGATGGTACTTGACCAACAGATGGCATTTTTGTATAAGATGAAGCCTTGTTTTTATTACCAGCAAAATAATTAATATCTGATTGTGAACGACCAGTAATTTTGCCAAGAATAGCAGGCGCAAGTTTACCACCACCTGTCATTGCACGTGCAATATTCATTGGATCAAACTTCTCTTTGATACCGGTGCCTTTTGCTTTGAGTTTATCTGAGATTGCACCCCTAATGGATGAACCAACAGAACCACCTGATGTAATTTTATCTGTTATCAATGACGAAAGAGATTTACCTCTGATATTACTTGCTACTCTGTAGTCCATTTTAATGTCTCATTGTTGGGTTAAGTTGTTCTTGTGGTGCGGCTCTATGTATATTTGTTTTTGATTTTGTTGTATTGTTGTTTTGAATAATCACTGGAGAACCACCGGCTGAACTCTCTGACATATCTTTTTTCATGTCGGCATTTTGTGTAGAATCAGAATTAAGTTTTTCACCTAAATTTGAATTGCTTTCTATGGCCTTTAGTGATGATTTTTCACGTTCACGTATTCTTTTCTCTAAGCCTTTTATTGCATCAGGATGATTTGAAAGATATGTTTTGAAGGCATCTTTTAAATTAGCTATATCATATTGTGACATTAAACTCAAAAATTCTTCAACACTTTTTGCAGTAGAGGCCTGTTTTAATGCTTGTGCTTCCATTGTTTTACCATACTGTACCCTTCTATCAGACATGTATGTTAAAACTCTAGGATCGGTTGCGAATTCTTTAGGTACAAGTTTAACCAAATCGTTTTTTAATGGGTTTGTTATATTTTTTTCGTACCATTTCAATTGTGCATCCAACATTTCCTTTGGTCGTTCTTTTGAAATTTTAGACCATTTTTCATCGAATTCTTTTGACGCTGGTTTCGAATTTAATTCAAATTGAGGATTATCTTTAACAAAAGATTGCACTGAGCCACCAGAATTTATACCAAAAATGCCATATGAAGAAACGCCAGGTTTCGGATCATTTGGTACAATTTGACCAACATTTTTTATTGCATCTTTTGCTGGTTTTCCAGTTTCTCTCTCAATAGAAAGTGCGGCCGAAGCAGAAATTCCTGCGGCACCGGCTACACCAACTTTAGCCGCAGATTTAGCGGCTTCAACGATAGCTGGTTTTACAATCGGTGGTTGTGGTGTGACAGTAGGTGGTGCAGGTGCCGCTGTAGGTGCTGGTGGTGCAGTTTCAACGGGTTTTGCAGTTGGTGGTTTGGGTGCCTGCGGTGCTGGTGCTTCGGCTGGTTTTGCCGGTGCTGGTTTTGCCGGTGCTGGTGCTTCGGCTGGTTTTGCCGGTGCTGGTTTTGCCGGCGCTGGTGCTTCGGCTGGTTTTGCCGGTGCAGGTTGATTTTTTGGACCTGGTGGTGCCGGTTTTTCTTCTTTCTTGGTTTCCTTTTCAGCCTTCTTAGCTTCGCGTTCACGCTTCTTGGTTTCTTTAACCATATTTTTCAAGGCTTTTCGTCTGGTTTTGGTAGCCTCGATAAACACATCCACCACCTCTTTGTGTCTATCATCACGCATTTTCTCATTCATTTCTTTAAATGAATCTAGTGTGTCTTGTTCTTGCATATCATCACTTCTGGATTTTTCCATAAAAGATAACATTTTCTGTAAAACCCTTGTTGCTTTTTGTGAACCACCGGATGACATACTGGGAGCAGTGTAGTTATTGAAGTAACTGGATTCTCGTCTAGGTGTATATTCTTTTTTACCCGCAAAGTAATTTATGTCAGAAGACTTCCTACCAAGAAGTCTACCGAGCATTGCTGGTGCGAGATTGCTTCCACCAGTTAGAACTTTTGCGATATTGAGTGGATCGAATTTTTCTTTTAAGCCAACTGAACGGGCTTTCGATCTATCAGACAAAGCAGAACGTGCGGAAGAAAAGACACCTTGACCAGAAGTCAGTTTGTCTGTCATTAAATCTGCGAAGCCTTTTTTTCTTATTTTGGCTGCCTCGTAGTAATTCATCTAATTTTTCTCTCGTTCTGTTTCTGTTTTAGTTTCTGATTTTCATCCTCAATATATTGTATAAGCATACTAACGTATACATCACGTTCCCACGGTATCATATTCTCAAGTTCCGTTAGGGAATACTTATGATGTTGAATCAAAGAGAAATTAGTTTTATAGTAATTTCTCAGGTTATCATGACCAAATATTAGCCGAAAAAACTTTCGAGCCCTTCAACATCAAGTTTATGTTCAAAGCCACAGCGCGAACATTTCATTTCAATTTTCTTTTCAAGTTTAGGAAGATTTGCAAAGAAGTCTTCAATCTTAGCAAATTGCTGTTGATTAAGATTCTCAATAAATTCTACTAATTCTTCTGTTGTTGTTTCTTTTGCATAATAGAATTGTTCACCATCATAAATGTATTCAACAGAATCCGCAATCATTTCAAATGCAATGTCCGAAACGTTAGTGAGTTTCGATAACTTGTTAATCACGGAGAATTCTGGATACTTCAGTTTTATTGAAATTGTATCAGTGAGTTGAATAACATCATTGTTCTCTTTTACATCCTCAATTTTGATATCAAGAAGATTGAGTGATGTTTCCATGATATTACCACAGGCGGAACCCTCAACTTGATTGTCACAACGGTATTTGTTCTCGACAATTTCACCAACAGACCTAGCACGTAGATTTAGGAAATAGTATTCAACATCAAGAACCGGTAGTTTTTCAATGTCAATGTCCTCTGTTATTGTACAGTTGTTTAAAACTTGTTTAACGTTTTGTTCAATCGATTTAGAATCACCTGATTCCATTGCCATCAACAAGTTCTTTTGTTCTTTCACAAGGAAAGGTCTAAAGCGAACATGCTTCTTTGATAGTGGTAAATCCAATTCATAAACCGGTGTATCGATTTTTGGTAAAGCCATAATTTATTTCTCCATTTTAAAAATTGTCAATTATCCAAGAAAACCAGGTCTGCCTGCTTCACCGGGTGCTTGTACAAAGGTTGAATTTACATCGAAACCAGTTAATGGTCGAGGTGTAAACATCGAATCTGCAATCACGTTCTCCAAATAATCCATTGCAAGAGTTTCTAATGAGTTATCGCGCCAGCTTGTGTATGCAAAAGTCACGGTGAGTTTGTGATAACCATCAGAAGACCAATTTAAATCCATACCATTTACGGCAATAGGGAATGCATCAATCAAATCAACCGAATATGAAACTTGATTTTCAACGTCATACTGATTGATTCTAAGTGCAACAGAATAATCTTGTTTGTATTTCAAATTGTAACTTGAATTTGGATTAATCCAGTTGAGCCATGCATCAAAGAACTTCTTTTCTTTCATATCATCAGACACAATAAAAGTGAGTGACATATCATTGTATGATGACATATATGGGAATTTCTCCTCAACACCATAAATCTTCATTGATGTTGTGGCAATCGTGCGACCAGGTAACTCTGCGTTCTCACAACGCATTGTAAGCATTCTTGATGTTCCACGATAAGGGACCAGCCCAAGTGGTACTGGAATGTTAACATCGAACTTACTTGGTCTCGCAAGTTCTTTTGAAAAACTGGATTTGAATTCTGCTATTGAGCCGGCCATTAGTACACCTTACTGTTTGCTTTTTCTATTGATTCTTTGTGAACTTGTGAAATTGGTGCTTTCATAAAGTTCGCAGTCGGTAAAAATAGTGCTGTTTCCCATTCTTCTGGTTGCACTGTCAGAATTTTAGACTTAATTTGCTGGTTCAAGTAGTGTTTCAGGCAAGGTCTAAATTCTTTATATCTTTGTGTGGACGCTAAAATTTCATACGTTATTTGTAATCGTTGCGGTTCATTATCTACTGTCATTACAGCAAGACCCATTAATTTATCGAGAAATGCGGCTCTGTATTTTGGTGGAAGATAATGTAAATTCAAACCGAGAAAACCATCGTCTTTCTTTTTCAGTGGAATTACCAACGGAAAAATATCATAATAAGGAAGGTCTCTTTTAGTAAGTGGATCATAGAAGAAGTGGTACAAACCACCCATCTGAAACATACCACCTTGTCTTGATTTTTCTTTTGCTATCTCTTTGGCTAAAACCATGGGAGACTTCAATTTCTTCATTCTATCTTGTAACCATGTGACTGACTTTCTGGACAAAAAAGTTTGTTCCAGAGCAGTCTTTTGTTGAGCAATTTGTGTTAGTGTTGAAGCCATCCTCTATTTAGTCTAGAATCGGTAAGCAATTAAATCGTAGTTATCAATAAAAGTCTTATAACCAAGTTGTTCAAGTTTCCAACGCATCCACACGGTTTTAGTGTAGGTGATGTGTGCAATCTCAATCTTGTATAGGTCAGCCGTTAGGCCTTGTTCCAAGAGTTGGAGGAAGATGTTATAATCATAACCCTCTGTGTCAATTTGAATGAAGTCGTACTCTCTACCATATTTTTCATATAGTTTTTGAATAGTAACACCTTTAACCTTTTCGGTAACCATGTGCGGTACGATTTCATCGATGTGATTATTTGGTAGTAATGTTGAACAACCTTCTGCCCAATCTGGAACACCATCAACACCAATTTTGTCTTGTGGAACACGATAAATTGTAACATCTTCTGTGTTAGCAATAGCCGAATTTTCAAACTTTAGACCATTTTTAAGAAAGTAATTTTCAACCAACTTTTCAAACATATCTGGTAGTGGTTCAACTAGAACACCAGTCCAATCATAACTCATCACATAAGGATACAAATCATCATGTTTTACACCATCCATGGCACCAATCTGTAGAAAGTGTATCTTATCATTTTTAATTCTGTTGTACTGATTTAAAATCTCTTTAAATGTTTTTGGTTGTGTCGGTTGTGTCTTAGTAAGCCATTCAAGTTCTTTACGTTCAGTGTTCTCGGTGTACCAGCCAGTGCCTTTAGATACATTGATAATAGATTCAAAGTATTCTTTGTACATACCACCAATCTTCTTAAAATTGTAGTTTTCTTCTGCCCATTCCCGGCAAGCATGTGGTGAAATCGTATCGATGTTCTTAGCCGCCCATAAGAATTGTTCAAATGTACGGCAACGGAATCCAGTAACTCCGTGTTGCACAGTCTCGGTGAATGCACCCCAATCAACAGTGATGACGGGTGTTCCTGACAGCATTGCTTCAATAGCAACGTATCCAAATGGTTCATTATAGATTGTTGGACAGAACAAACCTTTTGCACCAGCCATAAGTTTCTTGCGTTTCTCTACGTCAGCATAGCCAACATATTCAACATGTGATGGCCATTCTGTGCCGAGATTACAGTCACTTGGACCATAACTTGTACCAGCTAGAATCAACTTGACACCAAGTTTTTCACAGACTTGAGATGCAATATCAACACCTTTAGACCACATTAAACGGCCGCACATCATAAAGTAATCTTCTTTTTTTTCTCTAAATTCAAACTCATCTAAATCAAAACCTGAGGGTATAGCGGCGTCATAGAATTTATATTCGGCAGTTGATACTTTATCTGGACCTTGAAGCCCATGCATCACAGCATACGATTCATATACTTTGTAAGGTGCAAATGATGAGGGGTAACCAATTGATGGTTCTACACATAGCAGGTCTGAATGTGCATCACAAACTGGTTTCTGAGCAAGCCCAAAGAAACAGAGTATGATATCATGTGGTTGCTTTCGCTTCTCAATCTCTTTGATACAATTTGTATTGAACGTTTGAAAGACCTCATCAGTCTGATTATATTTCAAGCCTTGATTCTTCCAATCATATATTCCGTAAACACGTTCAAGCAAAGCACGATCTGTTACTGTAACATGTTCATCACAAATTACGTCAGATTCTTCATGACCATAGTGAATGACATGCATTCCCATTTCTTTATACATTTTACAAAAGTTAATTACTTTTTGAGTAAACGCACAAACAGTGTACTCTTTGGTCGATGCTGTATGTGGCACCGCCAATACATGGAGTCTAATCATTTCAATCCTAAATCATGTTCAGTTAATACTTTAAAAGTCCAGCCACGGTCGAGACAGAATTCCGTTGCGGCTTTCCATTTTGCTTCATTTATACCCCAAGTCACCACCTCTTGAATGTATTGCTTGGTGACCTTCTTCTTTTTCTCCGGTGGTTTTGTCTGTCGTGCAGGCTTTACCTCTAAGATCATCACCCTCATTGTATCATCTTTTTGCTTAACTTTCACGTAAAAATCAGGAAAATAACGGTGAACACGGTTGTCTACCGGAGACCTGTACGGTATCACCAGTTCTTCTGAACCCCATTCGATAATTGAATCATTATTGTCGAGCCAAGTCATAACCCTACATTCCCAAGTGGAACGGTACACAATATTTGAGAAATCTCCACGATATTTTTGTGGGTTTCTAGGTGAAAATCTACCTGAATATGCCATATAAATAGTTATATTACCTTCTCTAATAACAAAAACACATGCCAATATCTATCCCGACCTCAGTTGCAGGTATTTCCATTCCAGGTGCTGTGAATGGTCCTTTGAACCTGCTGTATGGTAATAAGTATGATAAGACGAACTATAGATTTCCGCGGGATGTTGGTTCAAATCCAACACGACAGCATGTAATTCTGTTTACGATTAAAACACCCGAACCAGGTAATTTAGGTGGAGTTTTATCCGATTTAGCAACATCAGGTACAAAAATTGTTACAGAAGGCGGTACCGCATTAGGCACTGCGGCACCCCAAGTAGCTACAGGTAATGTTGAAGGCGCACAAAAAACGATCATAGAAGCAGGTCAAGCCATTGGTAGTAGTAAGAATGCGGAAACTTTTGCATCGGCAACAAGTACGCTAACAAACACTAAACTGAGCCGTAAAATAGGTGATTCTATTGCACTTTATGTGCCAGACACGGTCAATGTAAGTTATAGCGCACAATACGATGATACGTTTTCATTAACAGACGCACTGGGTAAACCATATTTCTTAGCACAAGGTGCAGTATCACTATTTAACACTTTTAAAAATGCCGGTTCAGAAAGTGCAATCAATACAATCAATAAAGCAGGTAATGATCCGTTTGTTCGTACCGCTGTCGCAAGTTTAATTGATAAAGTTGCTGGCACAAATATAAAAGATGTTGCTCTTAATCAAGGTGGTTATGCAATGAACCCACAACTTCAAGTGTTGTTCAGGGGTATCGGCTTTAGACAATTTCAGTTTGATTTTGTTTTAACACCATACTCACAAGAAGAAGCAAATACAATTAAAGACATTATTGAAAAATTCAAATATGCCTCAGCACCAGAAATATCACCTAATGGTGTATTCAGTCAAGGTTTGTTTATGAAAATACCGGACGTTTTTGATATTCAATTCCTTTACAAAGGTGCCGAAAACACAAATGTACATAAAATCGGAGAATCTGTACTTACAAACGTAAATGTTGACTATGCTGGTGCAGGCACATGGGCAACACACAATGATGGAAGTCCAGTTCAAATTAAACTTACATTACAGTTTATTGAAACTGTCATCATCGATAAGAACAAAATCAAAGAAGGTTATTGATGTTATATTTCAACACACTACCAAAAGTATTGACACCGGATCAAAACGGCAATTATATTTTAATGACTAATATACTAACTCGTGCAAAATTAATTGATGAATTGCAAAATAATCCAATGTTGTTTTACACATACAATATACAAGATGGTGATACACCAGAAATTATTGCAGAAAAGTATTATGATGATCCATACAAATATTGGATTGTATTGTACTCTAATCAAATTATGGATCCAATCTGGAGTTGGCCATTAAATTATGAACAATTTTTAACTTATATTAACAATAAGTATGCAACTGAAGCGGCGAATGCAGGAAAAACACCATATGAATATACAAATACAACTGTTTATGCATATCAAGAGGTGATTATTACAACAGACAGTTATTCTGGAATATCAACCGAAAAAATAATTCCACTTGATGTTGGTGCATATAATTCATTTATGGAAACAAATAACACATATACATTACCGAGTGGTTTGACTTGTTCTGTGCGAGCCACAAAAAGAAGTGTCACGTTATATGATTATGAATATAATCTTAATGAGTCTAAAAGAGAAATAAAAGTTATGGATAGAAATTATGTGAATCAAATGGAAGAACAACTTAAAACGGTAATGGGTTCATAATGGCTGAAGCAATTGCAATTGATACAGTAACGGTTACAGGAAAACAAAATAAGGTTCCAGTTACAACTGGACTTTTAACTGCGGATGATTTTTATCTTGAAAAAATTAACATAATCACCCCAAAAAATATAGTTAATATCAAAAGTGTTTTTGTGGAACTATCCTATTATGAAGACATTTTTAGAGGAACAGTTTCCGGTCATGTATTAATAAGTGACTCTATCAGTATGATTGATAGGCTTGGACTAAGTGGCAATGATTACTTGGAACTGAAATTTAAAAAGTCCAAATCCATTGATGTACAAGGAATAAGTAAATATTTTAGAATTTATCGTGTTGGTGAAAGAATACTGAATAACTCTGAAACAGAAAGCTATGCATTACATTTTTGTTCAGAAGAACTATTTCTTTCAGAACAAACAAAAGTCAGTAAAGCATATGGTGGAAAAACAATTGAAGAAATTGTCATGGATATTTTGAAAAATCATATGCAAATTAATGAGAAATATTTGATAACTGATGAAACGGAAGGTCTTTATGATTTTGTAATTCCTTACAAGAAACCATTTGATGCTATTAATTGGTTGTCAAATTATGCAATACCAACAGTAAACAAAACTGTTAAAGGTGCCGATTTTGTATTTTTTGAAAATACAGATGGTTTTAACTTCCGTTCTTTACAATCACTTTTCAGCCGTGTAGTATACAATAGTTACATCTATAGTCAGAAAAATGTCGGCGATGCACAAATTAATGGAAAAATTAATAATTATCTTGGCAGAGATTTAAAAACAATCAAATCGTATACTTTTTTAGATACATTTGATACCCTTTATGGTACAGTTTCTGGTGCGTTTTCTAATAGATTGATAACAATTGATCCGTTGACAAGAAGATATTATGATACGAAATTTGATTATATTAATGATTATCAAAATAAATTAAATAATACTAAGAAAAATTCACTAATCAATAATGCACAAAATCGTCTAGGCAAAACTGCAAATCAAAATTATGATTCTGTACTCAAGGTTATGGTGTCAAACAAAGACCAAAAAACAGCAAAAGGTATAGCGAATACTGAATATTCTGTTGCAAATGATATTAGAGCAGAAAAATATGTTCCTTATAGAACGGCACAAATTGCACTTTCACATTATGTGAGAATTAAATTAACCATTTCTGGTGATCCAAATTTAACTGTTGGAACTACCATAAACGTTGAATTACCATCAAGCGCCAGTAATAAAGACGGTTCGGGTTTAAATGAAGGACTAACAGATCAACAATATTCCGGTAAATATCTTATTACTTCCGTTCGTCATATTATTAGTTCACAAATGAAATATGAAACTGTACTTGAAGTTGTTAGAGATAGTTATGATAATTCACTGAGCAATTTTAAAGATACTAAAAAATTAGCCGATGCGGTCAAAGGGCAAAGATGAGTGATTTTCAAAACAAATTAGGGCATGATAATTTTATTTGGTGGATTGGTGTTGTTGAAGATCGTTTCGATCCACTCAACCTAGGTCGTTGCCGTGTTCGCATTTTCGGAGCCCATACTTCGGAATTGCAATTAATTCCAACAAGTTCACTTCCTTGGGCTACACCACTATATCCAGTAAATGATTCAAGATCATTTTCCACACCAATGGAAGGGGATTACGTTTTTGGTTTCTTCTTGGATGGCGAGTCATCACAAGCGCCAGCAATGCTTGGTGTGTTTCCTGGTATTCCACAGTCTGTTGATGAACCAAAAGGTGTTGGTTTTTCTGCAAATGCAAAGTTAACAAACTCGATACTCACGGAAAATGACACGGCCAAACCTGTAGTATCAACTGGAACTCCTGCAATGGCTATTGTTAGAGAAGGTGAACCAACTACACCAGTTTTGATGAGAACAATTGTCGGCACTGGCGTAGAACGTTCAAACAATAATAGGGCACACGTGTGTGACATAGCAAACATTATACGTTATCAAATTGCTATAGAAAAACTTGAAGCATATGGTATATTCACCGCTTTACGTAATGCAATTGAAACATTAACTTCCGGTGTTGCAGGTTCACCTATCACATCACAAATCACACTGGCAATCAAAACACTCCGTGGTTATGTTAAAATGATACAAAAGGGTGTCGATTTTGTAAATAATGTGATATTAGAAATTGCATCATTTGTAAAATATATACAAGCAATGATTGCATACATAGTAAGTCTTCCTGCACAACTGGCGGCAATGTTGCAACAATGTTTATTGGAACTTCAAGCCGCTTTAACAGGTGCATTAAATGTGTCTTTTTCAGGTGGTTTGCTTGGTGAAGTGCAAGGACTAATCGGCGATCTAGCAAAACTATCTTCATCTACGGCCGCAACAGCCGTAAATGCAACAGCAACAATCTCGTTATTGAATCCAAAATCATATGGTAAAGCATAATTATGGCAACTAAACCTAAAGACTATTCGTGGACGGAACCAGCATCAGACTGGAATGCAATACCGCCTTTTAATAACGTAAAACAAACTGAATCTGGCCACTTCATGGAGATGGATGACACTCCAGGTGCCGAAAGGATTCGCCTTCAACATAGAACTGGTACTTTTACCGAAATACAAGCTAATGGCCAACAAATTGTTAAAGTTCTTGGTGACAAATATGAAATTATTGTAGCAAACAATAATGTTTTAATTTCTGGTGTTTGTAACATCACTATTGAAGGTGATTCTGTTATGCATGTTAAAGGTGATGCATATGCACAAATTGATGGTAATTCTTATCAAAGAGTGGCCAAAAAAACTTCCATAAAGTCAAAAGACACTCTTGAAATTTCCACAGACGGAGACATTGATCTCTTTGCCGGTGGTTCATCAAGTGTAATTAATTTGACAGCTACCGAAGCGGTCAACATACATAGTGATGTAAACGTAAGCGGTTCACTCAATTCAAGACAATCAATTTCAGCAGTCGAAAACGTATCTGCTGGTATGAAACTCGGTTCACTTCTTGGTGTCGATACACTAGGACCAATCACTTCAGCAATTTCTGTATTTGCGCCAATGGTATCTGATATTGGTGGTTCAATGATGGGTATGCGTTTAGTATATGACTTTCATAAACATCCAACGTCCAGAGGTCCAACTGGTATTCCTTTCACTTTAATGTAATATTATGAGCAGTGTATATTCAACCCTAAATTTTAATTTTGACACTTCCAAGTTTGGAAGCGCACTTTATTTGAGTCCTCAGGCTGAGGCATATTTGAATGCCGCACCACTGGTTATTCCAGATTGGCAAAAAAACGATATGGCCAATGGCAATATCGTTATGACAAATTATTACAAGAACCCAACTGCAAATGCATGTGCAAATTTGAGTTCAAATGCAAGTACAATGCTTGCTTTCACACCATTTACAGACACAGCAAATTTATTTTTATATGCCTCGGTTGGTGCAAATAATCTTATAGCAAACCTAAATAATTTGGTTATTGAAATTAATGCATTTAAATTACACACAGATAATGTTTCTGGTGTATATACAATGACTTCAAATACGGATACGATTCCTTCATTAGACCACGCTACTTCTATTGGCAATCAATTGCTTAGGGTTTTGAGTACAACCGATGGTGTCGCAAATACTGTGCCATTGTTGGGAAACATGACCAGTTTGTTTATCGCAAATGATATCATTAGTTATACAACGACAATGAATTCCAACATGATAACATTAAACAATTCTGTGTCTGGTGGCATTAGTAATATCTCGAATTCGGCAATAAATCTTATTATTTCCAATGTGCAAACTATGAATAATTACATTGCTCTTAGGAGAACCTCGGATTGGGCGTTTTACACACGATCAATTCAAATTCTAGATGATTATAATAAAGTCAGTAAATTTGATAGTATGGGTAATACTCAGACTTATCTAGTGAATAATTTGATAGGTACAGACCGTTTGAAAAACAATTTAGCTAATCAATGAGGAAATTCGAAATTTTCGTTCCGGCCCTAGAATTTTTTTCGACTGGTCCTCGATTTTGAAAAAGTCGTTTTACTCCTGCAATAAATACCAAAATGGCACAGACACTTAAAAAACTATACTCTGATTTAGATTTTTCTTTTACTAGAACACCTGGTAGAAATGATATCGCCTTGAGTTATGATGAGATGGCAGTCATTCGTTCCGTTCGTTACTTGTTGTTGACAAAGAATTTTGAGAGACCATTTCAGTCTAATATAGGTTCAAGAATCGAAGCCCTTTTGTTTGAACCAGTCGATGCACTGACAGCACAATCTCTTAAGTCAGAGATTGAAAATGTTTTATATAAATTTGAACCTAGAGTTAGTTTAGTTCAAGTTACAATTTACGAAAAACCAGATGATAATGCGTATAGTGTGACGATACAATTTTATATTGGTAATAATGTGGAACCAACAGCAATCAATTTAATCCTTGAGAGAACACGATAATGGCAACAGCTAATTCAGGTTTACAAATTACAAATCTTGACTTTGGATCAATCAAGTCAAGTTTAAAGACCTTTCTTGGTCAACAAGACACATTAAAGGACTACAACTTTGATGGTTCTGCACTCTCTGTTCTTGTTGATTTACTTGCATACAATACACAATACAATGCATACTATCTCAACATGGTAGCAAATGAAATGTTCTTGGATTCTTCAGTTCAAAGAAATTCAGTTGTTTCACATGCAAAAATGTTGAATTATATTCCAAGATCAGCAGTATCATCAAAAGCGTCTATCAAATTACAAGTTAATCAAGTATCAACGTCAACATTAACTTTACCAAAATTCACACCATTTCTTTCAGAGGCAATTAATGGTGTGAACTATACATTTTTAACTAAAGATTCCACAACAGTAAATGTATCGGCAAATACTGCAACATTTAATAACATTGAAATTGCGGAAGGTGTGGCCGCTTCTTCTGCTTTCATAGTTAATACTGCGTCAAATCCAAAATTAATCTTTACAATCTCTGATGCAAATATTGACATTTCAACACTAATTGTTTCGGTACAAGATTCATCATCAAGTTTGGTATATAACACATACATACGCGCAACAGATTATATTGCTTTAGAGCCAACATCAAAAGTTTATTTCCTCCAAGAAGGTATGAATGGTTTCTATGAAATATATTTTGGTGATGGCATTCTTGGTTCTACACTAATCGATGGCAATGTTGTTAATATCTCTTATATTTCAACTGGCGGAACATCGGCATTTGGAGCAAATTCCTTTACACTTATGTCTTCCGTTGGTGGCTATTCAAACACCGTTATATCTCCTATCACATCAGCTTTTGCCGGCGCGGATAAAGAATCTATTGCTTCAATTAAATACACAGCACCTAAGGCCTATGCGGCACAAGGTCGTGCCGTGACAAAAGAAGATTACATTTACTTGATTCAAAATAATTCTACAAATTTACCTATTGAATCTGTTTCAGTATGGGGTGGAGAAGAAAATATACCACCCGTTTATGGACAAATTTTCTGTGCTGTTAAACCTTCAGGTGGTTTGACACTCACACCATCACAAAAAGATAAATTGGTCACCGAAGTTATTAAACCAATCTCTGTACTTACAGTCGTACCGACCATCGTTGATCCAGATTACACATTTGTAAATATTACAACAAAAGTTTTATATGATCCTAAGAAAACAACATATACTGGTGGCCAAATCAAGCAGTTAGTTATCAACTCAATCAATTCTTTTGCAAATACAAATCTTAATACATTCAATTCAACATTCAAATCACCTGCATTGATTACTCAAATTCAAGCTACAGACCCATCTATTGTTACTAATGAATCCACTATAAGACTACAGAAAAAAATCTATCCTAAACTAAATGCAAAGTCAACATACTTCTTAGATTTTGGTGTTAAATTAAAACGAAACTATTTCAATGCAGGTTTAACAAGCACTCCAGATTTTAGTGTCACAGATATTACATCACCTAATTTTATACGTTCGGGTGTTTATTTTGAAGAAGTACCAACCACTGTTGGTGGTGTTGCATCAATTAACATTTCCAATCAAGGTTTTGGTTATATAAAAGCACCAAAAGTAACAATAGTGGGTGATGGTACAGGCGCTACAGCTTATGCTGTATTAGCCGCAGGTAGAATCGTAAGTTTGGTAGTAACAAACCCAGGTTTCAATTACACACAAGCAATTGTTCAGATAACTCCAGCCGATGGTGACACTTCAGGTGCATTAGGTTATGCTGATGCTGTATTACAAGGTTCAATTGGAACACTTAGAACTTATTATTATTTCAATAATACAAAGACTATTTTAAATTCAAGTGCAGGAACTATCGACTATGCAACCGGCAAGGTAACATTGACAGATTTTTCACCGTTAAATATTAATAATGAATTGGGTCAATTTACAATTTCTGTTGTTCCAGATTCAACTATTGTCTCGTCCACATATAATAAAATAATTGCTCTAGATCAATATGATCCAGAAGCAACCAGCGTAACCGTTTCTGCATTATAATAATGACTACTAATTTCGCTAATAAAACTTCATCGAAAGTTGCGTTTCAGTTACCTGAATTTATCAGGTCTGACACCAATTATGAAACGTTTGTTGCATTCATTCAAGCATATTATGAGTGGCTGGAGCAACAAAATATTGGTTCCGGAAAAGAAGGTGTCATTTATGGTACACAAAATCTTTTAAACTACCAAGATGTAGACTTTGTGGAGTCTGGAGAAACATTCAATAAATTTATTGATTATTACATAAATGATTTCCTTCCGAATTTCCCTAAAGATGCACTGACCGACAAAACAAAAATGGTCAAGATTGCAAGAAGGCTGTATCAAACAAAGGGTACACCAGCTTCTTATCAATTCTTGTTCCGCGCATTGTATAATTCGGATGCTGATATTTTTCTTACTCGTGATGTTGTACTGAAAGCCTCCGATGGTAAATGGTATGTTTCAAAGAGCCTAAGACTTGACACGAACGATGAACAATGGTTGTCGATTGACAATCTAAGAGTTTTTGGATTAACATCAAAATCAATTGCAACAGTTGAAAGATCAACCTCCGTTAATGGTAGAATTGAAGTTTACATCACCAATATTGGACGACTGTTTGAATCTGGTGAAAATATTATAGTAGTTGACAATAACAATCAACCTTTATACTTCAAAGATAGCTTGATTGTGGATCCATCAATTGTTGGATCAACAACACTTGTTTCTAAAATTTTAGGTTCAATTTCTTCTGTTAACGTTGACAGTAGGAAACGTGGTCAATTATATACAGGTCGTTCGCCAACATATTCTGGTGATCCAGTTGTTTTCTATGGTGGTCTTAGAGAAGACACGGCAAAACCAATTGGTGCTGAGGCATTTGTTTTAGAGACAACTCTTGGTTCTCTCCGTGATATCACATTGATTGATGGTTCATATGGTTACAGAGAAGATCCAAACACATACATTCAAATTAGAGGTGGCGGGGGCTCCGGTGCTATTGCTAACGTATCTTCAGTTGATCCAGCTGGATTAATTAATGTAGCATTTATTCCAAAAGATTATTTGAGTACCGCGGTTCGTAATACTAGGATCGGTGCTAATAATTATGCATTCTTTGCGGCGAACACTTCATCAAATTCAGTTTGCACACTGGCAAATGCATTTACATTCACATCGTTCTCAACATATCCAATAGCATCGGTTGTTCTGAATAATGGTGGGGGTGGATACAGATCACTACCAACAGTTACTGCACAAAGTTTGTATGACACTTCCGATTTTGAACCAATAGAAAGCCTCAAGATAAAAGGTCAATTGGCTTCAATAGGTATTTTGGGACCAATTCAAATTGTTACACAAGGCACAGGTTATGCCAACGGAGATATTATTACCTTTACGGCTGGTGCCGGCGGTGCTGGTGCAAATGCTAATGTCAAAGTGAATGCTACGGGCTCAATTATTTCTGCCACTTATAACTTTGCAAACACAACCAATCAAATAAGATACCCTAAAGGTGGTTTAGGGTACAGATATGATGCATTACCGACACTTAATGTGGCAACTTCTGGCGGTTCAGGTGCCGTTTTAAAAGTTAATACTGTTCTAGGTGCTGGTGCAAAATTTACACCAGTTGCTGACGAACGTGGTATTGGTGCCATCACATCATTTGTAATTGAAAATTTCGGTGAAGATTACATCTCTGCGCCAAGTGTTTCTCTCCGTGTTCGTGACCTTATTGTGACAAATGTTTCACTTTCAAACATGGTGAGAGCAGGAGACCTTGTTTATCAGGGTTCGAATGTCAACACCGCTGTGTCAAAAGCATTTGTTGATTCTATTAGACTTTTGCAACCAGGTGCAAACACGGCAGTATCAAAATATGTACTTAGAACATACAACTATACTTCAAATACCAAAACAAACTTACAATTGAAACTTACAGACCGTATTGATGGTGCAAACATTTATTTGGACTTAGATACAAGCTACACAATTATCAACACAGAAACTGGTGAATACATTTACAACCAAGGTATTCGTACATACGGTAACGGTGCCGCCGTGGCCACAGCCAAGTTCTTAAATGGTTTGATTATTGGTGCAGGTCAATACATCAATGATGATGGATTTTTAAGTTCAAATCAAGTTTTAGAAAACGAAGACTACAATAACTTTACATATCAATTGATTGTACAGAAGTCTTTTGATGCTTATAAAGATGTACTGTTCAAACTTCTACATCCAGCCGGAACAAAAGTAACACCGATCAATGCATTAAAATCACAAACAACAGTGAGAGTGGATAGGGAATCTTTTGAATCAAATTCGGAGCCGCTATCATACTATACAGGAACTACATCGTCAACAGCATCGATGTATTCAACTTTTGAAAAATCAAGTAATAACATTATTAAGTTTGCTAACTTGTCCGGCGCAAACCTTGCGGCAATTATTAATGTCGGTTCAAAAATTTCAGTAACACATGACTATGGTCCGAATGTATTTTCCGATATTATTTCTGTTAATCAAATCAGTAATACTGCGGTCATAAGAGATAATGTTTTCCTTTCTTTCGCAAATGTTGCAACAGCAAACGTACTCACCTCCAATAATCGAATAAATATATTGTCACTGACAGGTGAATATGATGTTATCAACAACGGTGAATATAGCAACACAGCAAACAAGATGCGAGATATCGTATTTGTTGGAGATAGAATTCGAGTTGTAAATGGTTCAAGCACATTCCATGGTACGGTAACTTATGTTAGTTATTCAAACAATGTTATTTTTGCAAACACAACGCTCGGATTCACATCAACTTCGGCAAACGTTTCGATTGGAAGAACACTCTCATCGGCAAGTGTCAACATATTTAACACACTCGGAACAGTATTCTATCCTGAATTGTTAACTCAGGACAATAGATCATTAACAACACAAGACGGTAGAACATTACTTCTAGGATAAAAAATGTCAACAGTAAAAATAACGGACTTACCAGCAATCAATACAATCAATGCCAACACAGCTAACACGGTGCTGGTTGGTGTTGATATTCCAACAAACGTGACTGGTAAAATTACACTTACAACACTTGCCGCAGGTTTGTATTCAAACAATAACTTGGTTGTTGGTAATAATCACACCATTTTACCTAATGTTGTTGCACAGTTTACTGGAAATTCTGCAAGTTATAGTCAAGTTAATACCGAGAACATTAATCCAAATGGTTCTGCCGATTATGTTATTACTGCTGATGATGGTACAGACACAGACTTTTACTTGGATATGGGTTTGAATGGATCAACATTTTCAGATCCAACATCAACATATTCAGCAACGAAAGCACATGATGGATATCTCTATGTTAATTCGTCTGGAACAAACAAAGGTAATCTTGCAATTGGTACAACAAACGCAACAGGTAAAGTCAACTTTGTGGTTGGCGGTTTACAAACACAAAACATTGTTGGTTACATAGACTCAACTGGTATCTATTCTGGTGCAATTAACTCTGTTGTCTCGGCTAATGCCGCATCGGCTAACTCTATTATTAACACTAGAATTTCAGCTAATGTCGTAACTCTCCGTTCAGAAATTTCTGGTAACGTTACAACTCTGAATGGTTCAATTACATCAAACATCTCCACACAAAATACGTTTACACAAGCCGCTTACAATAAAGCAAACTCTGCACTTGCAAATACTTCAGGTACATTTAACGGAAATTTAAACATTTTAGGTAATGTTTCCGCATACTCCATTGCAACATCCAATATTGTATCTTTTATTTCTTCTACAACACCAGCAACAAATGCAGTATTAGAAATCGTAGGTTCATTAGGTGGTGTGCAACAAACTCCATCACAAGATGGATATATGATGCATGTTACAAATAAAGTTGGACTTCCTACAAGAATTGTGCTGGATACATTTGGCACATCAAATAACTATTCTGTTATTGCAGGCAGAAACGGTAGAGGAACTGCGGGTGCGCCGTCTGCAACACAAAATAACGATGTTATTTTAAGGCTTTCTGGAAATGGTTATGGAACAACACAATTTTCACCATTGGGTACAGGCAAAATTGATTTTGTTGCTTCTGAAAATTTCACAGATGCTGCAAGAGGAACACGTATTGAATTCTGGAATGCACCGATAGGTTCAAATACAATCCAAAAAATTGCATCATTTAACGGCGATTCGTCTATATTTTTGGGTACAGTTGAACCACAAAAAGGTTTTATTTACACACCAAGAACATTTAATGGAGCGCAAACTGCAATCACACTCGATTTTGCAAATAATTCAGTATTGAGAGCAAACACTTCTGCTGGTGTCACGATGTCATTTACAAATTTTACAACAGGTAAAGTTGTAGAAACGTGGATTACAAATACATCAGGAACAAACCAAACATTTACACACGGATGTACAGCAGTAAACTCAACTGTGAATGCTACTACGTATACAATTCCAGGAACATCAACAATTGTTGCGAGGTATATTTCTTTTGGAACAGATTTAGCAAACACATTAGTTTCAATTGTACACGCTTAATAGGATTATATAATGTCAGCAAATACAGGTATTTTAACATACAATAACGGTTACTACCAAACATCGTCTGTGTATTATTCACCGACTGCAACTATTTCCTCAACAGGAAGACCAGTTGGTACGTTCTATTGTTTCTTGTCACGTGTTCAATCTTGGACAACAGAAACAAATCCACCAGCACCAACACAAGACCAAAAGTATTTGAAACAAACATTCAAGAATATGTTTGTTGCTAAAAAAATTACTACAAATGACATGTCTTTAATAATTGAAAGAATTGATTGGACTTCAGGTGAAGTTTATGATTATTATAATGATTCCGTTGACATGTATTCTTTGGATAATAACGGGTCTATATTAAAACATTTTTATGTTAAGAATAAATTTGACCAAGTATTTAAATGTCTCTGGAACAACAAAGGTGGTATATCAACATATGAGCCATACTTTGAACCAGGAACATTCAATGCAAACCAAATCTTTCAAGGTGCAGATGATTACAAATGGAAGTACATGTATACCATTTCATCTGGATCAAAATTAAAATTTATGGATGATGCATGGATGCCGGTGCCAACGGGCAATAATATTCCAACACCAACGCAAACAAATGAGGGTTACGGTTCTATTGATGTTATTAATGTGACAAATGGCGGAAGCGGTTACGATCCAGCAAACTCAATCATTACAATTTCGATCACAGGTGATGGTAAATTTGCATCCGCCAATGCAGTTGTGAATGCAGGAGTAATTACCGATATCTCTGTTGCAAATACTGGCATGAACTACACATATGCAAACGCAACAATCATCTCAGCATCCGGTTCTGGTGCTATTGCGATTGCACCAACTTCACCAGTTGGTGGCCACGGATTCGATCCAGCATCCGAACTCGGTGTTCGTCACATTATGTTGACAGCCAAGTTCGAGAAAGATGAGTCGGGTAATTTACCAACAAACATTGACTTCAGACAACTCGGCATTCTTGTAAATCCATATGCATATTTTGGCACATCGATTTCTTTGGCTAATGCTTCGATTTACAAAGTGACAACAGATTTTACTGTCTCAACTGGTTTCGGTGGCTATACACCAGATGAAATTGTATTCCAATCAGCAACGGGCCTATATGCAGACGCAACATTTGAAGCAACTGTTTTGAGTTTTGATACCATATACAACAAGGTAAAGTTAATAAATACATTTGGAACACCAGTAAATAGTACAATACTATATGGAAAAACAACAGGTACGGCTAGAGCGGTACTATTGCAGGAAACTCCAACATTCATACCATTTTCTGGTTACTTAACATATCTGGAAAATAGAGAACCTGTGCAAAGAAATGCGGATGGTTCAGAACAATTTAAATTAGTTTTAGGTTTTTAAAGGACGGCAATGCTAAACTTCAATGTGGATCCATACTACGATGATTTCGATCCAAACAATCATTACCATAGAATTTTATTTCGTCCAGGTCGTGCTGTGCAGGCTAGGGAATTGACACAATCACAAACTATCTTACAAGATCAAATCACTAAATTTGCGGATCACATCTTTAAACAGAACACACCCGTCAAAGGTGGTCAAGTTACTGTTAATAACAAAGCACGTTATCTAAAATTAGCAACAACATATAATGATAACGACATTACAGCATCAGACTTTTTGAATCAAATTATTACAGATTCAACTGGTATTGTATTTGCTAAAGTTATTGCAACAGAAGAAGCCGTTTCTGGTGATTTCCCGACTCTTGTTGTTACATACTTCTCAGGTAGAGAATTTTCTGCCAGTGATTTAATTTACTCAACAAACTCAACAACAACTGCACAAATCGTTTCAGCTACTGATTACACAGGTTACTCATCAGTAGCTTCCGTTTCCGAGGGTGTTTTCTATATTGTTAATGGCTATTCTTATTCTGATGTACAAAATAATGATGGAACATATTCGCGTTACTCAATTGGTAACTTTGTTTCCGTTCAACCCCAGACAATCATTGTACAAAAATATGGTAATACACCAACAAAACGTGTTGGTCTTACTATCTCTGAATACATTTCCGACTATGTAACTGATCCAGGACTTTTAGATCCTGCTGTAGGTGCAACAAACTATCAGGCACCTGGCGCAGATCGTTACACAATTACATTGACATTAGATACCAAAAACATTGCACTCGGTTCAGACTCAGGTTTTATTGAACTTGTTCGTGTAACAAATGGTAGCATTCAACGTTTGGTTGATGGCACAGTTTATGGTGTTATCGATGATTATTTTGCCAAGAGGACATATGACACAAACGGTGATTTTGTTGTCAATGATTTCAAGATTGTTCCAAAAGCAAATACAGAAACTACCGACACGTATCAACTTCAAATTGGTACTGGTGTTGCATACATCCGCGGCTATCGTGTAGAGAATGCTCTAGATAAAACACTTGAAACAACACGTGCAAGAACAACTGAATCAGTAAACAACAACATCACGACAGTTGACTACGGTTCTTATATCTACGTTAACAATGCTAATGGTGTATTTGATACAACAAACGTGACTGCCGTAGACTTCCACTGTATCAATGCAAACAGTTCTATCGTAAGCACAAATACAACAACATATAACGCAACAAGAGTTGCAACTGGTTATCTTCGTGCAGTATCGTATGATACAAATTCATCGGATGCAAACACACAAACATATGTATACAAAGCATATCTATCAGACATGCAAAACTATGTATTGTCTGGTACGGCGGCTTCTGGTACAACTTCAAACGTAGTGTTCACAGATACAACAGGTAAGTTTTCATCGGCGGCTAATGCATATTATAATGCTACAGTTACTATCGATTCCGGTTCATCTGCTGGTGATATCAGACGTATTGTTTCATACAACGGTACAACAAAAACTGCCACAGTTGATTTACCATTTACAACACCAATCACATCTTCATCAAACTTTAGTTTGAGATTTGACACTAAAGATATTGATTTAATGGTTGTACCATCTGGTACAGGTGCGGCAGCTTCTGCCGGTATTGAACCAAAAGGTAAAGTTGGTGGATCTAGCATCGGTGATACAACACTTTACAATGCAACTTCACCTGAATTGGTGTTTGACCTTGGTTATCCATATGTTGGTAACCTTTCTGACACATCATATTCAACATTCAAAGCGTTCCGTGGAATCGTATTTGGTTCTGGTGTGGGTTCAGTCAGTCTTTCTGGTCTTGATGCCACATTCTTCGGTACAGCAAGTGCTACACAATCGGCAGACACTGCTAAGAATTATTGGCAAGTTGTTGTAACCGACAAAGGCTCAAGTGCATTTACTAATGGCCAAATCATTAACTTTGCAAGCACAAATACAATTGCATTAGATCCAACAAAGAAAATTGCCACACTTACAGCAGGTGCAACAACATTTACAGCAACGGTTCTTGCTAAAGTTGCAATTTCAAATGCGGGTACAACAGCATTGACACTCAAGCGTAAAAATCTTTACACAGCAAATACGACAAACGTTAACTTGACTGGTACAAACGTTTCTGGTGTTCGTGTTGATTTAACACAAGGACAAGTTTATATTCCTTATGCAAACATCGTAACACCTGGCTCGAAACAATCATTGTATGTGTCAGACGTTAAACAGATTATTAAAATTATTGACACAGGAACACCAACAACTGTACCAACAGATGCAATGTTGAAAAATACTGCATATGATGTTACTGGAAATTTCACCTTCGATAAAGGTCAAACCGACACATATTATGGTCCAGCTTCAATCAAGTTGAAAAATGGTGCACCTCAACCAGCTGGTGCATTGTTAGTATTGCTTGACTACTACGATCACACTGGTGGTGACGGATACTTCTCCGTTAACTCATACCTTGGTGCTGGTGATGGTGGTATTTCTACAAGACCCGAAACATATTCACAAATTCCATCTTACACAAGTAAGAATGGAACAGCATATAATCTAAGAGATGCTATTGATTTTAGATTGTCAACAGTGAATGCTCAAGCTACATTCCAGTTCAGATACTCCACAACACCAACAACAACAAACAATGCTGGCGCATATTTACCAATCGACTTGTCAAGTTTTACAACAGACTACACACACTATCTTGGTAGAAAAGATATTCTTGTTCTGAGCAAAGACAGTAGCTTCCAACTTATCACCGGTAAAGCATCAAATTCACCTGTGTATCCAACTACACCTGAAGGTGCTTTGTTGATGGCCAATATAAAATTGGATCCATATACAGCATATCTACCAGGTGAAACGACACGTGTATTTCCAAACATGTCATTAGAAAAAGTTCAACACAAACGTTTTACGATGTCAGATATCTCTGACTTACAAACACGTATCAATAACATTGAATACTATACTTCATTAAGCCTGCTTGAAAAACAAGCGGCAGACCTCCAAGTACCAGATAACAATGGTTTGAATAGATTCAAAAATGGTATTCTTGTTGACAACTTCTCCAGTTTTTCTGCCGCAGATTCCGGTAATCTAGACTTCTTTACTAAGATTAACAAGCGTGACACAACTCTTTCTGCTACAGAAACTGTGTTCAATTTGCCATTACAATCCAAAGATATCTTGGCATCTCTTGGTAATCTTTCTCCTGCTAGACAAACTGCGCTCAACTTTAAATATCACTCAAACTCAGGTGGCGCATCAAGCCTAATTACACTCCCATATACTTCTGCAAACTTGGTTATACAGAGGATTGCAAGTAATACTGTTAGTTTGAATCCATTTGCCGTAACAAGTGATGAAGGTATCCTCGATATAAATCCACCAATGGATATGTGGGTATCAACAAGTAAGGATCCAGATATTCTTATCACTGATCCAAACATGACGATTTACCAACAAGGCACAACTCTTAATCAGTTGTCGGCAACAGATTGGCAAACAATTCCTGGAACATCTTTCACGGAAAAAACCCAATCTTCTCGAACAGTAACAGTCTCTAACTATGCAAGTCAATCACAACAAACATTGAGTGGTTACTATGATAAAGTTAACTCGTTGAACGGTACGTACATCACAGACATTTCAGTTCAACCATATATCCGTTCGCAAAAGTTAATCATTCGTGCCAAAGGTATGAAGGTTAACACACCGGTTTCTGCATTCTTTGACGGCATAAACGTAAATCAATATATTGTACAACCAAACATAATTCAACTTGATTCAGTATCTGGTACATTTAATGAAGGTGATATTATTGGTTACTATGTTGGTAGTACATTCACACCAACAGCACGGGTTGTTTCTGCAACAAAACTAAGTTCAACCTCTGTTAGATTGTATGTGTCTTCTGATGCAAACTCCTCAATTTATGCAACAAGTTCAACAATGCAAAACGGACAATTCAATGAATCTGGTTCTTATGTTGGTACAACAGCATCGGGAACATATTCTTCCGCATCAACAAAACAAGTATCACTATCCGGTAAAGTTGCAGGAAGTTCGGGTGGTACAACATCAACAATCGACACAGGTATTACATACAGAAGCGGCGCTACATCTATTACACTAGGTTCCACAGCATCCACAACAGATGGTTTTTATGTTGGTTCAACAATTACTATTACTACATTCAATAGAGCCAAAATTATTACTTCTGTAGTTGGCCAACAATGGAATGGTTTTGGTGGTGATGATTTTGGTGGATGGTTCTCTGATGTTGTTACAGAACAAGTTTCTTATAGTAACAAACAAGAAAAATACACTGCTACTATCACAGCATACAATGGAACAACAAAAGTTGCTACATTGAGTATAACTGTCAACGTATCTTCTGGACAATCATCAGCACTCGGTGATTTAACATCATCATACACATTGACTGGCACATCATTTCTTATTGCACAGGCAACAACATCAGCAAAAGTACCAACACTTTCAACTGATGAACATGGTAATTTTTCTGCCATTTTTGATGTACCGTCTAACTTGTTTAGAACAGGTGACCGAGTGTTTAGAGTTGATAATAGGTCAACAGTTAATGATCCAGATTCGGCTACAACATTCGCACAAGGTGTGTTCACAGCATCATCACTTGCAACAAGAAGTCAGTCTCTGAATTTTGGTGCCACAATTCAAGCGGCAGCTAAGTCTACTGTGTTTGCACAACAATCACAAAAAGATAAAGTGTTAATTAATCGGTACTCATATACGATTGACCCTGTTGCACAGTCCTTCATTATTGACGGAACAACTTATCCAAACGGTGCATTCATCCGTTCTATTAAAGTATATTTCAGATCAAAACCAACAGGAACTTCTTCAGTTCCGGTTAAAATGTTTATGACAGATACTACAAACGGATATCCAACTGGTGTAGCACTTGATAATACTGTTGTTGTTAAGACAGCACAAGAAGTTAATGTTTCCGATAATCCACAATATTTGGATGCAACAACATATACAGAGTTTGTTTTCCCAGCACCTGTGTATATTCGTCCTAACAACCTGTATGCATTTGTATTGCAAACAACCACACCAGATTATACAATTTGGGTTGGCGCACAAAATGCAATTGCTATACCATCAACTGTTAAGAATCTTCCGTCAGACGCAACACCAACAACAATCACAAAGATTGGTGGTTCTCCATACGTTGGTGCATTGTTTGAATCACAAAACGGTATTACTTGGACCGCCGATCAAACTAAGAACATGATGTTTGTTATCGACAACTGCGTGTTCGATGTAGCGGCTTCTCCTGCCGTACAGTTTGTTGTGCCTAAGAAGTTACCACTAAGAAAAGATATTGTATCGGATATTGACTTCTACAAAAACGCCAACACAGTACCTAACGTTTCTGGTGTATACTATGGTAAAGATATGCGTCTGGATGCCGTGAATTTGTCAACAACAGATTTCACACCAACATCCACCAATATATCTTATTCATACACACCAACATTACAGTCCTCATATGTTGCAGGCTCAACGAAGAATGTTATACCAGGAAAATATGGTACAACTATGTCGGAAAACATTTACTTTGATGATGGCGCTGGTTCAAGAGTTTTAGATTCAAACTCAGCCACATCTTTCACAATGACAGGAACGATGACTTCAACAGATCAATATGTTTCACCAGTTCTTTCTGATGACGGCACATCGATCTATGCAATTCGTTTCAACATCAATGATATGGGTCTGGCTAACAACAACATCACCGTAACAAGTGGTAACACAGTTGGTGTAACAGCAAACTACTCATCAACACCACCGGCTGTAACAATTTCTGCACCAACAGCAATCGGCGGCACACAAGCATATGCTACCGCAAACTTGGTATATAATCCAGCCACATCAGGTTATTACGTTGATAAGATCAACGTGACTTCTGCTGGTTCAGGTTACATTCAAACACCAACGATTGCAATTGCATCTAATGGTTCCGTTTCAGCAACAGCAACTATTGCGGGTGAAACTTCTGCCAAAGGTGGTAACGGATTGGCTAGATATATAACTAAGAAAGTTGTGTTGACTCCTGCAACAGACTCCTCGGATTTGAGAGTGTACTATACTGCTTACAAACCATATGGTTCAAGAGTTAATGTGTATTACAAAGTCTTGAGTAGAAATGACACAAGTGAATTTAATGACCAAAATTGGGTGCTAATGACCGACATTGGTGAACAACCAAATTCATACTCATTGAGTCGTTCTGATGTTAGGGAATATGTGGCGGCTCCTGGTGTTGACAATGCGGCCACCAATCAAATCACTTATACAAGTTCAAGTGGTACAACATTTACATCATTCAGTCAATTTGCAATTAAGATTGTTCTGTCAACATCAGATACAACAAAAGCACCTGTTCTGAATGATCTTCGTGTTCTAGCTTTACCATCTGGTTCTGGTTATTGATATGCTGGTTGATGTACAAGATTCAAAATTTGCACGTGATACTTCTTCAATGGCGCTAATCAACAATGATTATTCCGCCAGAGAAGAATATTATTCCAAAGTTAAGATGATGAATGCTCAAAAAAGTCAAATAAATAGTATGAAGTTGGAATTAAATTCATTGAAAACCGACATGCAAGATATCAAAAATTTATTGACGCAATTAATAAGTAAAGGCGGAAATGGCTAATCAAATCACACCCCTAAGTTATGCCAACACGTTTGGCGATTGGGTAGTTACAACGAACCAGGTATTGGCGGAAACCAATGACATAGGTGCAAATAACTATACTAAAAATACAGGAACATTCATTGTCAATTCATCAGGAACTGGTCTACAGGTTGCAAATAATGTAATCATACAAGGACAATTACAAGTAACTGGTACTGGTTCTTCAGCAGTTGTACAAAATGATTTGACAGTTTCAACTGGGGTACTTCGTGCCGCCAACACAACTTTCAATGCATCTGGTTCCCTAGGTCTTAGAGTTGATGGTGCCGCCAACATTGCAAACTTGTTTGTTACTGGTACAGGTGTTGATGCCAAAGGGCTTGCTCTCGTAGTTTCAAACTCCGCAACCATTGGTGCGAACGTAAGGATTGCTGATGGTTTAATTGTTGGTGGTAATACAAGAGTTGCCAATTTAGTATCTAATACATGGGTGCAGACACCAACACTTTATGCTTCTACAAGTTACACACAAAATTTAACTGCAAACTTAGAAATTAATACTGGTTGGGCAAACGTTGCTGGTGCAGTTAATGCTAGATCAATTTCTGCAAACGTATTTGTAAATACTGCCACATTATATACATCAAGTAATGCTTATGTAATGTCACTGAATTCTAATAGTTATGTAACAACTACAGAATCTTTTTCTACTCGTTTACAAGTTGGTAACATGGTTGCCAACACAGGTATTACAACTGCGGCATTGGTTGCTAACACTGGTGTAGTTACAGCAGGCTTAGTTGCCAATAATACTATCGTAACTGCCGGCCTTGTTGCTAACAACACAATCGTAACAGCAGGTTTAGTTGCCAACACTGGTGTAGTTACAGCAGTTCTAGTTGCCAACACATCTATTATTAGTGGTACAATCACTGCCAATACACAACTGAATACAAACACCGCTAACGTTGTGGGATTATTGGATGCTGGCTCTGCTAGAATTGCCACAATTATCGCCAACACATCATTGGTCGGTGGCACAATCACTGCTAACACTATACTCTCTGGTGGTTCCGCAAATATTATCAATGCAATTAATGCATCATCAGCAAACATTATTGGTCTAATGCAGGCTAATACTGGTAATGTTGGAACTCTATCCGCTGTAACAACAGTTGTTGGTGGTACAATCACTGCCAATACACAACTCAATGTTGGTTCAGCCAATGTCGTTAATGGTATTGATGCTGGCTCAGCTAGAATTGGCACCATTGTGGCTAACACTTCTCTGTTAGGTGGTACAATCACTGCCAACACAATATTATCCGCAGGTTCTGCTAACATTATTAATGCTATTAATGCATCATCAGCAAACATTGTTGGTTTAATGCAAGCCAATACAGGTAACGTTGGAACTTTATCTGCTGTAACAACAGTTGTTGGTGGTACGATTACTGCTAACACTGCATTAAATGGTGGTAACTTAAATGTAGCATCTTATGGTAGAATTGCGACAACATTAAATGTCGGTTCAGTATCATCCAACTCCTATGTTACGACACCAATAGTTTATGCGTCTACAATGGTGAATGCAACATCAATTTTTGCAAATTCTTCAATCGAAACACATGATGCGATGGTTAACCATGACTTGACAGTTAAGGGTAACTTCATTATCAATGGTACAACAATTTATGATTCTGATACATTAAACTTAAAAGGTGCTTCACCTATTACAGGTTCTGCAACGGCAGTTTTTGGTGTTAATAGACAAGCAGGATTAGCAACATTCACACCAAATGCACAAATTCAGTTTAATAATGGAACAAGAACATGGGCACTCCGTGATATTGGTGGTGCTGATCCTAACTCAGCATTTATTATTGTTACTGAAAAATATACAGCTAACACAACCAACGCTGGTCTTGTCCAGCTACAAGATTCTATCGATACAAATGCAACAAGAGCATCGACACCTAATGCAGTAAAGTCATACACAGATACTGCTAATACAAACTTGAAATTGTATACAGATGGTAGAGTTACATCGAACGTATTGAATTCTGGTGCCGCAGTTGTCTTTGCACAAGTATATTCGACAACAGTTACAGCAGCCGATCCAGGTAATGGCATATTCAGATTGAATAACCTTACAGTTGGTTCTGCAACTGCTGGTTATTTTGATAATCTAGACACATATGGTAATGACATTTCTGCATTGTTGACCGAGTGGGGACAATCAAATGCGGCAATTAAAGGTTACATCAGACTCTCTGTTTTTGGTGCATCAACAACAAAATATGCAGTATTCTCGGTTTCTTCTGTAACAGATTCTACAGGTTATAGAACTGTTGGTCTCACAAACATTACATCTATAGGTTCATTCACAAACACCGATTTAGTTCTAGTGCAATTCACAAGAGCAGGTAATATTGGACCACAAGGACCTATCGGACCTATCGGACCAACAGGACCACAGGGACCAATCGGACCTATTGGACCTATTGGACCTATTGGACCTATTGGACCAACAGGACCAACAGGACCACAGGGTCCATCTGGACCAACAGGACCACAGGGTCCATCTGGACCAACAGGACCACAAGGACCCATCGGACCCATTGGACCCATTGGACCACAAGGACCTATCGGACCAATCGGACCTATTGGACCCATTGGACCACAAGGACCTATTGGACCCATTGGACCACAAGGACCTATTGGGCCAATCGGACCTATCGGACCTCAGGGACCTATTGGACCAATTGGACCTCTTGGACCTATCGGGCCTATTGGGCCACAAGGACCTCTTGGACCTATCGGGCCTATTGGGCCACAAGGACCTCTTGGACCTATTGGGCCTATTGGGCCACAAGGACCTATTGGACCTATCGGACCTCTTGGACCTATTGGACCTCAGGGACCTATCGGACCTATTGGTCCAATCGGACCAAACTATGCAACAAATGCTAACATACAACTAGGTTATCTTGGTGTCGGTATTGCCAACCCTGGTTCAACATCAGGTACTATCGTAGCATACAATGACATTACTGCGTTTTATTCTTCTGACAAAAATCTGAAGACTAACATCGAAACAATTCCAAATGCATTAGAAATGTTAGATGGAATCCGTGGTGTTTACTTCGACTGGAATGAAACTGCTCAGAGAATGTATCCAGATAGAACTGAACGTGATATTGGTGTTATTGCCCAAGAGATTGAAGAAGTTCTTCCAGTATTGGTGCAAACACGTGACAACGGATACAAAGCCGTTAAGTATGAAAAAATGGTTGCGTTCTTAATTCAAGCTGTAAAGGAATTGAAAGCTGAAGTTGCCGAATTAAAAAGCAAATAAATACCTGAATACCTTAATTTAGAGAGATAAAATGGCAGCAGGTTACACAGAACTATTCCTAGAACAAGGAACATCATTCAACGTTTCATTGACGATTGATGATGTTTCTGGCTCACCTTTTAATTTAACGGGTTATGCGGGAACCGCGCAGATGAGAAAATCATATTACTCATCTAATGCGGCTGCCACTTTTGTGGTTACAACCGGCACACCTTCTGAAGGTATTGTAACTCTATCATTAGAGGCCGCAACGACAGCAAACATTTATCCAGGTAGATACTTGTATGATGTGGTTGTAACATCCGGTTCAACAAGAGCGCGTGTATTAGAGGGAATTGTAAACGTTACACCTCAAGTAACTAAGACGCTTGGAATGTTATAATGACACAAGAAATTGGCAAAGTAAAGGTAAAAGCAAACGTATTACCTTCAACGAATACAGCCACAGGTTCTGTAAAAGTTGGTACGACTCAACTAAATGCACAGAGAGTACAATCTATACAATACTCTGCTGGTGCTGGTGCATCGGCTGCCAATAATGCATTTGAGAAAGCCAATATTGCTTATGATATAGCTGTTGCCGGATATGCACAAGCAAACGTTGCTTACATAACAGGCAATGCCGCATATGCAACAGGAAATGCATCATACACCACAGGCAATTCAGCATATGCGATGGCCAATTTGGCATTCACCACGGGAAATGCCGCTTTTGCACTATCAAACACAATTTATATTTTTGCAAATGCCTCATATGCACATGCGAACGCTTCATACAATAGGGCTAATGCGGCCTTTGTTTCCAGTAATGCTGTATATAATGTAGCTAATGCCGCATATGCTACTGCGAATACATCGTATGACACAGGAAATGCGGCATATGCATACACAAACTCAACATTCATTTTTGCCAACTCAGCATACTCAAGAGCAAACATAGCATTCTTTACTGGTAATGCTTCGTATGCCACAGCAAATGCTGGTTATTCCACGGCTAATGCGGCATATGCAACAGCTAATGCGGCTTATACGGCAGCCAACAATGTAACACCACAGATTCAGCCATCATTTAACCAAGCGAATGCGGCCTATGCTACTGCTAATGCTTCTTACTCTACGGCAAATTCTGGTTATGCAACCTCTAATGCATCATACGCTACAGGGAATGCCGCATATTCGATTGCAAATGCAGGTTACTTAACCGCCAATGCGGCATATGCTACAGGGAATGGCGCTTATGCTACTGCGAATGCATCTTATACAACAGGCAATTCGGCGTATGCTACGGCTAATGCTTCGTTTGTTAGTTCAAATAATAAAGTAAGCAAAGCTGGTGATACGATGACAGGCACCCTTGTCATCAATGTAGCATCTAATCTTGATGCACTAACTGTTTCGAATAATAACATTACTACGATTGCTCTCCGTCCAGATGGTCATTTGGATTTATCCGGTGAAGCAAATGTGCGTGAAAGATTATCAGTTGGTACGGGTTCGTATACAATATTACCAAACTTAATTTCACAGTTTACTGGTAACTCTGCATTATATTCACAAGTCAACCAACAAAACCTAAATCCAAATGGTACTGGTGACTTTGTTATCACCACAAACAACGGTTCAGATACAGTCAACTATGCCGATATAGGTATGGCTGGTAACACGTACAACAATACAACCTTCAATGCGTTCCCGTTTGTAAATCCAAATGATGGTTACTTCTTAATTGTTGGTAATGATTCGCAAAGTTTTGGTGGTAACGTATTCTACGGTACCACAGGTTCAGGTGGCACTTCAAGTTCTGTTGGTGATATTACTTTCATTCAAGGTACAGACTATGCAGAAGCGGCACGTTTTGTCCGTAAACAAGGCCTTGTATTAAAAGGTGGTACTGCATCAACGTCAAACTCAACTGGCGCGCTTGTTGTCAAAGGTGGTATCGGTGCAAACGGAGCTATTCGTGGTGATTCAATTTATGATTTGGGTATTCGAATTGTCGATGTTGCACAAGGTGCTTTTAATAAGGCAAATGCAACCGCATCGGGCGCAAACTCATACACAGATACAGCAAACACAAATCTAAAGTTATATGTTGATGGTAAAATTTCCACCAACGTTGCAACAATAAATGGTTCTATTACTGCTAATGCCGTTTCAGCTAATTCGGTAATTAATACTAACATTACTGCTAACGTAGCAATACTACGTTCTGAAATTTCCACCAACGTTGCAACAATAAATGGTTCTATTACTGCTAATGCCGTTTCGGCTAATTCGGTAATCAATACCAACATATCTGCTAATGTTGCCACTCTACGTGGAGAGATATCATCCAATGTTGCCACCTTACGTGGTGAAATCTCGTCCAACGTTGTTACTTTACGCTCCGAGATTACAGCCAATGCAGTATCAGCGAATTCTGTTATTAACACCAACATATCTGCTAATGTTGCCACTCTACGTTCTGAAATCTCTGCAAACGCCGTTTCAGCCAACTCAGTAATCAACACCAATATATCGGCTAATGTGGCCACTCTACGTGGTGAAATTACTGCTAATGCTCTTTCGGCTAACTCGGTAATTAACACCAACATATCAGCCAACGTAGCAACGATACGTTCTGAGATTACATCTAATGTTTCTACATTAAATGGTTCTATTACCGCTAATGCGGCTTCGGCTAATTCAGTTATTAATAGTAGAATTTCATCAAACATTTCTTCCGTGTTTGCTCAAGCAAATGCGGCTTATGCTCACGCTAATGCCGCTTACAATACAGCCAATACTGGCGGTGGTGGAGGTAGTTCTGCCGCTGTATATGACCAGGCTAATGCGGCTTATGCACATGCAAACTCTGCATACTCAGTAGCAAATACAAAGTTCTCATCTTCTGGTGGTACAATCACCGGAACAGTATACATCACTCAAGACTTGAATGTTTCCGGAAACTTAACAATAAGTGGTAACACAACATCAATCTCTGCAAATAACTTAGAGATTAATGATTCATTAATTTATTTGGCAAATAACAATTCAAGTAATGTTCTTGATATTGGTGTTGTTGGACATTTTATTACAACACGTTATCAACACACTGGTGTTGTACGTGACCATAATGATGGTACATGGAAGTTTTTCTCTAACGTAGTTAATGAACCAACTACGACAGTAAACTTTGATGCTAATACAATTTACGATAAGATCAAAGTTGGTGGTATCGATACACCATATGCAAATGTAAATGGTACAGACATATTAGTGTATTCAACATCTGCATATTCAACTGTTAATTCTTCGATAACAAATACGAATTCATACATTGCATCTAATGTAGCAACTCTACGTGGAGAAATTACTGCTAATGTTGCCACGATAAACGGTTCAATTGCCTCTAACGTAGCCACTCTGCGTTCTGAAATAACAGCGAATGCCATTTCCGCAAATGCGGTAATCAATAGTAGTATATCTTCTAATGTTGCCACGATAAACGGTTCAATTAGTTCCAATGTAGCAATACTTCGTTCCGAAATTACTGCTAATGCTGTATCAGCCAATTCGGTAATTAATACTAACATTACTGCTAACGTAGCAACACTTCGTTCCGAGATTTCGGCTAATGCTCTTTCAGCTAACTCGATAATAAACACCAACATATCGTCTAACGTAGCCACACTCAGAGGTGAAATTAGTTCAAACGTTGCGACATTAAACGGTTCAATAACATCAAACATATCCACAGTTCGTTCTGAGATTACAGCCAATGCGGCATCAGCTAACTCGGTAATTAACACCAACATCTCCGCTAACGTTGCTACGTTGAGAGGTGAAATTACTGCCAATGCTATATCCGCTAACTCGGTAATTAACACCAACATCTCCGCTAACGTTGCAACTCTCCGTGGTGAAATTACGGCTAATGCAACATCAGCCAATTCTGTTATTAATACTAACATTTCAGCTAATGTGGCAACTCTCCGAGGAGAAATCTCGGCTAATGCTACGTCTGCTAATTCTGTTATCAATACGAATATCTCTGCTAACGTGGCCACTCTACGTGGAGAGATTTCTTCCAATATTGCTACACAAAATACGTTCACACAAGCCGCATTTAATAGAGCAAACACGGGACTAACATCGGCTGTAACATCACTCACAGCAAACTCAAACACAAGAATTACACAGTCTGCAACAACAGGTGTAGTCACGTTTGACCTTGCTACGATTGGTACAATTACTCCAGGAACATATACATATCCATCAATTCAAGTTGATGCGTATGGTAGAACAACAACAATATCGTCACAGACACCAGTTACATCGATAACTGCAAATTCTTCTTCTAGAATTACACAGTCTTTAACCTCTGGTGCTGTCACATTTGACCTTGCAACATCCGGTGTATCTGCTGGCACTTACGGTTCTGCAACATTAATTCCAACAATCACAGTTGATACTTACGGCAGAGTTACTTCTGCATCAAACAACTCAATTTCAACTACAATCAATCTTGTTGCAAACACTGGCTCTGGTACAGTATCAGGTGGTGGAACATTAGCTGTCAACGGAACAAATTCGATTGCAACATCAGTTTCTTCTGGAACATACACAATTACCAACAACGGTATTCTATCGTTCAACACAAGAACAGGTGCAGTAACACTCACATCTTCTGATGTTACTACTGCACTTGGATACACTCCAATAAACAAAACAGGTGACACAATATCTGGTAGTTTTACTGGCATCACAAACCTTGGTGCAAACACAGTAACACATACACACGGTGCAAGAACATCTACAACATTTACAACAGCATCGACTGCACAAGTTGCTATTGATTCTTTTGATAGAACTGTATATCGTTCTGCAAAATATCAGGTACAGATGACTTCCGGTTCTTCATATCATATGATTGAATTGATTCTTATACACGATGGTACAACAGTATATCTCTCACAATACGGTGAAATATTTTCAACGGCATCTCTAGGAACATTTGATTCAACGATCACAGGTTCAACACTCAGTTTATTCGTAACGGCAGCTAACGCAATCACAACGGTTAAGATGATACGTGATGTTATAAATATCTAATTAACAAAAATAATAACTGAGGGGAAGTGAACCTTGGCAACGTCATCAAAGTTTGTAGTAAAGAACGGCTTAACAGTTGGTTCTACAGACGTAATAAATTCTTCAGGTCAATGGACCGGACCTAATTCTGGATTGATCGGACCTCAGGGTCCAACAGGCGCAACCGGACCTCAAGGTCCAATCGGACCTATTGGACCCATCGGACCACAAGGACCCATTGGACCAATTGGACCTATTGGTATAACAGGACCACAAGGACCCATTGGTCCAATCGGACCTATTGGACCCATCGGGCCACAGGGACCTATTGGTCCAATCGGACCAATCGGTGCAACAGGACCACAAGGACCTATCGGACCAATTGGACCCATTGGACCAATCGGGCCAACAGGACCTCAAGGACCAATTGGTCCAATCGGACCAATCGGCATTCAAGGTGTAACAGGACCACAGGGTCCAATCGGACCCATTGGACCTATCGGACCAATTGGTGTTGGTTATGATGGCGTCACATCAACAACATCAGCCACACCTTCAACTGGTGGAACTATTGTTCTCACCACGAATAAGCAGGGTGCTTTTGCTACAGGCTCCAGAGTTCGTGCTATTAATACTACTTCAAATTTATTTGAGGGAATAGTAACGATTTCAAGTGGTACAAACTTCTCAATTGCAACGGACTTTAGTATTGGTTCAACACTAGCATCTTCTTGGACTATTGTTGACGCTGGTGCCAGAGGTGCTACAGGACCTCAAGGTCCAATCGGACCTATCGGGCCTATCGGACCAATTGGACCACAGGGACCAATCGGACCAATTGGGCCTATTGGACCCATCGGGCCACAGGGACCTATTGGTCCAACAGGACCTCAGGGTCCAATAGGCCCGATTGGACCTATCGGACCAATCGGTAATACTGGACCACAAGGACCAATCGGACCTATTGGCCCTATTGGTCCTGCATCTTTTGCCGCCACTTCAGTTAATGCCAGTGAATCAACTGGCATACAGTCGAGTTATTCAGCGGCCATCAATACCACAACACCTGCAACAGGAACTTATGGAATAAACTTTTCTGGTGGTGGTACCGCAGACTACGCACAAGGTATTACTTGGGCATGGTCCACTTCTGGATCACAAGCGGGTATATATGTTCAGTCATCTGGTTCTTATGGAACCAAAATGTATTTTGCAACGACAGATTCGTTTGCAACAGGTTCTAAAACGTCAATGTCTATTGACCATGCTGGTGTAGTTCTAACCACACGAAATTACCTTCAAGCCGCAGGTTCCCTTCGTGCTCCAATCTTTTACGACAGCAATGACACTGCTTATTACATAGACCCCGCATCTTCAACAACATCATTTTATATGAATGGTGGGATGGTAACAACCGCGGCCGGCGGTACTATACTAATGAGACACCTTGTTTCTGAAGTTGATGCTTGGCTGTTTATGGAAAATGCCGTGAACTGGGGAGTGTACTGGAAAAATAATCCATCCGGAAACCACACATTTGGTGGATATACAACAATCGGTGCTGAATTGGTGGGTATGTCTGCGGCTAATGCTAGTGGTAATGGTGTTCCAACTACAAATTTTGTAGGCGACACATCAGCAATTGCTCAATGGATGTTGTCTAATTATACTGGGTATATATGGTCGGCTAGCACCATATTTGCGGCGGGTGATATGCGTGCGCCAATTTTCTACGATAGCAACAACACAGCTTATTACGCAGACCTAAACAATACTGGTACTGCATTAAGTATTGCTGGTAACATAGTTTTTGGAGCTTCCAACCCATCTATTACAGCGTCCAGTTATATTACTATGTCTGGCGGTGCGTACTTTAGTGGCAGTACGGTGTACATGGAAGCCAACATTAAAGCGCGTGGCGGTATAGGTAACGACACCGCGGCGGCTTTAACTTTAACTGGCGGCACTAGTGGGTTTACACAGATTAATGGGTCTGCGCGTTCACCAATCTTCTATGATTCCGACGACACAGCATACTTTATAGATGGGAACAGTATTTCATCTTTATATGGTCTCGTCATTCGCGGTGAATATGGCCCAACGTCTACAACTAATCAACTTTTTCTTTGGGGTTCTGGTACTACAACATCAGCAATTGGGTTTAAATCCAATGGCGGGTATTTTACAAACCCAACAGGAAACGGTGACGGCTACAACACATACCTGACAATGGATACTGATGGTCGTGGTTGGGTATTTCGTAGAGGTACTGGGGGTACAGATTTTACTGCGGCTGTTACATCAGGATGGATTTTAAACAATGGTATTTGGCAAGCCAATGCCTCAATGCGGGCACCAATCTTCTATGACTCCAACGACACAGCTTATTATGTAGACCCAAATTCAGAAACTCGTCTTTACTACACAAGCGTTAATGTCGGACAAGAAGCCCCGGGTGGAGCAAACGGTAGTAATCTTGGTTTAATCCTACGCGGTAACTACAACAGCAATACTTGGGCGCATAAGTTACACAAGTACGACAATGGCGGCGGCGTTCCG